TATGGGTGGTGGAGGGCATGGTCACCTGCCTGCCCCTATAGAATATAAACATATCCTTACATTCCATAATAAAAACTAACAAAACTAATGAGGACTAAGAAATCTTCAAAGAACATAAACTAAGTTAAGTAAGCTTTGAGAATTTTGCAATAGACTAAAGGAACTCTAATAACTTCAAAAACCATTCAGTCTTCTTCAACATAAGTTTTCCAAGTACAACTAAGCAAAAGTCCAAAGCTACAGAATCTAAAGGGCTTTTAGTCCATTTAAGTTACCATTAGCTTTCTTAGCAAAATGAAACCTTTACATTCCCCTAGAGTTGCTTAGCCCTTAAGATTCTCTACAAATCCTTTATCATCACCATATGCCTATGTTACAAAGAGTCCTCATTATGTTGTAGTTATATTTAAAAGAGTTTCAAAGTAATCTTGAAGAGCTACCAAATTCTAGAATCCTGAAGAGTTGGCATTAATCAATTTAACCTAATAACTTGATAACTTTGAAACACTTTATCTTCTATTAAGCTCTATTAAGTAAGAAAGCAACTTGTTTACTAAGAGTTATTACAAATACAATTCATCAAGTTAACAATACTTTAAAGATTTTGTAAATAAAAATAGTAACCTTAAAACTCTGTAAGCTTCGAAGACTCAGCAACAGACTCTAAAGGTTCTCCAATTTGACTAACAAAATCTAATAAAGTAAGGTTAAGTCATGAATTATATTCTAATAACACTAAGTAACCAAAACACTTACTTTCTTAATGACCTTAATGAAGCTAAAGAGTTTCTAAAGTTCTCTAAGTTATTAGGTTTTAATTGCTTATTGCTCAAATCTTCTAAGGATTCTGAGTTTGGTGTTCTTCAAGATTACGTTGAAGAATTAAATAAAACTACACATAATGAGGTGTAACATGGCATATGATGCTACTAAAGTCTCTGAAGAGACTCTAAAAGGACCAGCAACTTCTGGGCAATGTAAAGCTTTAGGCTTTCATTTTGCTGCAAAAGCTAATGGTAAAATAGATTGGACTAAAAGAAGCAGAGTTTCTGCTACGCTTTGGTCTTTTGCTTCTAAAGGAAAACTTTCTTATGAAGAAGCTTCATTGCTTTTCGAAGTTAAAAAACTTCCTAAAGTCTATGCAGACGCTATCAAAGTTTACTTAGCTAAGAATAAGTAACTTTAAAGACTCCTAAGACCTAATAAGTCTTGGGAGTTTTTATTATTCCACTTCAGTTGATATGTTTATATTAGTAGGGGCAAACGAAAAGGGCTCAACAAGTTGAGTCGTTTGAGTTTAGGTGACCATGCCCTAAGAAGATTTAAAAAAAAGAAAGTAAGAAAGGAATTTTTTAAATGTTAAAGTCGAAAGTATTAGATGGGGCGAAGTATTGAGGGATAATTTAAAATATACTATTAATAAGTTATGTATAAACTGTGTATAACTTGTACATAAGCTGTGTATAAACTTTAAAATTCTTAAAAGGTACATAAATAATTTTGAAAAAGGTACACAAAATCTGTATATAATTATATATTCTATCTAGCCCCTGTTATATAACTTGCTTGACCTCGAGGCTTGGTCGTGTCAAGATTTAGGGGCTTGGCAGGGCTAGGCACTAGGTTATCTATATTAAACTTTAATGGAGATATTATGAAATTAACCAAAACACAGATAGAAAATCAGAAAAAAGCTGGTATTATTTACAAAAATAGTTTACCAAATTCTGAGCAAAGGGCTAATAAATTATTGGCAGAAGAGTATAAACAAAGTATTAATAACAGCAAAAATGTTATTAAATTCAATACTTTACTGGAGGCAGAAGAGTATTTAGAACAACTTGGTTTTTCTTATAGAGCTACGCAAAATCTAACTAAACAGCGTAAAGAAATATTGTTTGGAAAAAGAAAAGGTACAGACAGAAATGCAATACTTAAATCAACTTTTGATTTTAAAAATGATTACAGTATGGACATGGTGAATGTATATACTGTGAGTATTTGGTAAGTTAAGTTGTTATATAACTTGCTTGACGAGGGTGGCTTGGTCTTGCTAGAATTTCTAGGCATGGCACGACCAAGTTTTTAAAAATAATTAATTATGGAGATAATTATGGATAAAGAAATTACAATTATTGATGCTATTATGATAGCAGAAAGTTATGTAAATGAAAACATAGGAAATACTGAGGAGTTATAAAACTACTAGACAGCACCTCGCCAAGTTGCTAGAATTTATGGGCTTGAGAGGGCAAAATAATTAAAAAGGCATAAGGTAATAGCCTCTACTAAGAAAAACCTTAATAAAATTAATAATGATTTAATACATAATGGAGATATTATGAAAAAAACAGATACAGTTAGATTGTTAAGTTACGCAATTCATGATTTAGAAAAAATTATGGACTTTTTTAATCAAAAAGAAGAAGAAATCCTTGCTATAGAAATAAAAACACCTGCTACTGAAGCATATTTAGATTTGCAAAAGGGTTGTTTTATTGAAACTGTAATTTATGATAGAGCTTTTACTACTAATAAAACATATGAACTTTTACGAGAATCATTCGCACCTTTTGATGAAATTGATTTTAGATTAATTTCTCAAAAAACTGAATGGAAATATGATGATGATGAAGAAGGTACAGGATAGATACCTCAACTAGAAAAATCCTAATCCTGAACATGATTAAAAACTGTTCAATTTTTTTAACAATAAAATAATGGAGATAATTATGAGTAAGATTACTTATAGTAAACGCAATACTAAAACAACTGTAGCTATTAAGTTAGCTCCTCATTCAGTACAAGCTGTTTGGAATAGAGCTAATGCACTTGGTATAAATATATTAAGAGTTAGAGCTGTACAAAATAGAAATGAAATAACTAAAGGTGATACGTTTTTAGGCTTTCACAAAGCTAAAGTATCTGTTTATCAGCAACTTGCTAATCCTATGAAACCTTTGCATTTTATTAGACCTTTACCTTTAGGTGAAGATAATAATGGTATGCAAGTTTTACAAATTGCAGATAACCTTGATGTTCAACATACTCTTAAAGCTATAGATGACTTTGAAATCTATACTACTGCTTCTTTCTTAAAAAGAATTGCTTTAAGATTTAAATTTTTAATAAATAAATAACACACAACGGAGATATATATGTTAATATTTGATAACCTATCGGACATAAATGCTATTTACGGCATTTTATCAAAAGTAGGCGAGGAGTGTAATTACTATTGGCGAAATAGTGATGAGGTTGACCATGAAAAAGCTGAGTATGGTTCTAATCTTGAGTTGCGAGAGTATTTAATTAGTCACGGCTACATAGATAGTGGCTATGATTTAGTTAGACTAACCTATCACCTCAAAGACCTATATCCAACAACACCTGTTGCCGAAGAAAACAATAGGCAATACCATGAAGTTTTAAATAGACTTAATGAAAGAACCCAAAGAAATCTTTTATGGGAGATTCATAAAATGGAAAAAGATGTTGGAGAAAAGTTAGATAAATCTACTAAGTTTAACATGGCTTTAGATAAACTTTTAGACGAAAATAATTTCGAGGAAGACGAGGATTAAATGTTTGGTAGTTAGAAGTGCGTCTTTGTAAAATCCTTTGGAAGTCTGTACTGTTTTATACAGGGTGATGATGAAGAAGGTTAAGAATAAACAACGAATGAGAACTAAACCACTGCGTTACTAACTACCATTCTTTAAATATTTAATGGAGATATTATGAAAACTAAATTACTTACAATGATTAGCCCTAAACTTTTAAAGGGAGATAAATTACATACAAACTATATGTCTACAGTAATGTACTTATCCCCTAGTGATAGTGCAGGTGGTAAAACTATTTGTCCTTATGCAAAGATAGCTAAATGTGAAGAGGCTTGTTTAAATACAGCAGGTCGTGGTGGTATCTTCAAGAAAGGAGAAACTACTAATGCAATTCAAGAAGCTAGAAAGCGTAGGACACTATACTTTCAGAATAACTATGAAGACTTTATGACTCAGTTATTCTTTGAAATAAATAAATTTAAGGAGAAAGCAGAAGGTCTGGGAAAACTACCTTGTGTAAGACTTAATGGTACTTCCGATATACAATGGGAGTATCAAGAGCTACAAGGTAGGAACGTCTTTGAAACTTTTCCTGATATAACTTTCTATGATTATACTAAAATTCCTACTAGGAATATATCTGGCATAGATAATTATCATTTGACTTGGTCATACTCTGAAGCTAATATGAAGTATGCTAATTTATTTGATGAAGCTAACAAGAAAGGAATGAATATAGCAGTTGTATTTTCTAAGGAGTTACCTGAATTTTACAGAGGATTAAAGGTGATTGATGGAGATAAATATGACCAAAGATTTTTAGATGAGCCGAATGTAGTGGTTGGTCTGAAAGCAAAAGGCAAAGCTAGAAAAGATACTTCTGGTTTTGTAGTACACAATAACTTAATAGCAGTCGCATAATAGAGGTGACAAAATGAATGAAGAAGATAAAATAATTTGTGATTACTGTGCCAACCCTGAAATTGTAGCAAGGGTTAGCCATGTATTTTTATGTCAAGAATGCTACGACAAGGAGGAAGTATGAGCTTTGTAAGTTTTGATTCAGATGATATACAAAAAGGTGCAGATGCTATGCGTATATTAGATGGTATGGAAAATGCAATTTATGATATTTGTGAGTACGATTATGAAACATCTAAAGTAACTCTTCGAGAAGGTTTTACTTTAGAAGACTTAGTAAATGTTATTGCAGTTGGAATACTAGGCGATGCTGATAGATGGCAACGCTTGAACTATGAGAAACAACAACAAAAGAAACAGGAGGAAGCATGAAGAAATTATTAGAAGCAGTTAAAGAAGCAAGTATATCTGTTGCTTGTTTGCTTGATGATATTGCTGTTAGTGAAGCTGATATTTTAAATTGTGAATTAGATTTAAATGAACTGCAAAAAGACATTGAGCATTTACAAAATCAGATAACAATAATAGAAAATAACTTAGAGGAGGAAGCATGACTAAAGTAATTATAGAACTAGAGTTTGATAATTATAAAAATGATTATCAAGTTACTGATGCAGAAGTTATTAATTATTTACAAGAACTAATTGATAACGATTGTTTAACTTATATTAAGGAGGAAGCATGAAGAAATATCAAGAACTTAGAGTTGATATAACCACAGATTTTACAATTTGGGCAATAGATTGCTCAGTAGAAGAAGCAAAAGAATTAGCTATTAATAATTTAAAAGAAAACATAGAAGATTGGCTAGTTATGGATATTTATGACGAAAATACTGATAAATATATAGAGGAAGGAAGACATATAAAGGAGGAAGCATGAATGATGGAGTATTACTAATGACTTGTATAATAATATTTACTCTTGCAATCATGTCAATCTTTTTAATTCAATCTAAAGAACCTAAAAAATTTGACAAGCAAGGCATGGTAAAATACAATGATAACGATTATTAAAGAGGTAAATAAATATGACAATGAAAGAACATATACAAATGATGGAAAGAATTAGGAGAGGACAAGAACCTTTTCCTGAAAAAGTTAAACCAAAAATAACGAGGGCAAAAAATGAAAAATAAAATAATAAATATTGAAGCTGATTATTCTACTACTCTTCATTGGGATATGGAAGATATAGCAGAGTCAAGAGGCTTTAAATTAGAAGATGTAGAAAGAGTTGAGGTAGGTAAATGGGCAACGCTTTATATATTTTTAAAGAATGGTAAGTCTATTGACGTTGATGGTTATATTGGAAGTGATAGTACTGATTATAAATGGGCAGAAAATGAAAGACATTATGATGGAGATTGGAATTTAATAGAGGTAGATTATGAGTAAAAAATATATACATGTTAATCAACATGTGATAAGGTCTAATAAAAAAAATAATCTTAATGACCCAGTAATAACAATTAAAGCAGGTAAAACAAATACTTACTGTCATGAGGTACAGATACTAGGTAATAGTAAAATAACTTATAGTGGTAATGATAAGACAGCTCTTTCTTGTGGGGCTAGAGTTGTTATTGAAACAGAATCAGATTTAATTATAGATGGAGTATATAATGAGTAACGAAGCAAACGATAATATAATGGATGAAGTTCAAACTTATGTAGATAATGTTTGGGTATTACCTAATAGACCAGATTTAGAATCTGATTGTATAGAATATGTATATGAAAACTATATAGATTCTGAATGTCTAAGACCTAAAGCTGAAATAGTTATTGAGTTTTTATCTAAACATTGTGCTGATGCAGTATCTAGTGATGATTTACAACACATGGCTATGCAAGATAGGTTGACATTGGAACATGAAAATGGCTATTAAAAAATATAATTTAGAATTTGGTTATAATTATAATGGTAAAAATATATTATGGACTTGGGATGTTGAGCCAATAGAAAAAGTATTTTGGAAAACTTGGAAACCTAAGTTATCTAATGTTAAAATTATAACAGTCTTGACAGACAAAGAGGAGTCCAGTAAAATAGCTAAAGAAATTTTTGAGGGTGTTATAAATTCCGAACATCCTACTAAAGATAAATTAACAGGAATATATGGAGTAAGAAAATGAAAGGTATATTAATTAATCCCTTTGATGAAACAATAAAAGAGGTTGTAGTTACAGGAAACTATAAAGAACTTTATACACTTATTGAATGTAGAGCATTTGATTGTGTTGATGTAGATGAAGATAATACATTGTATGTTGATGATGAAGGATTGCTTCATGATACTAATAGATACTTTGCTATTCATGATAGAGAGTTTGCAGGTCGTGGACTTATTTTAAGTACTGATGATGAAGGAAACTCAGCAGATGTTAGGTTTACTTTAGAAGAAGTAAAAGATTTAGTTTCCTTTTTACCAGAAGGATTTAAAGTAGAACCATCATTTACTTTTCATACTTTTTAATATGAACAGAACTAAATATAAAAAGTTAAAAAATAAAGTAAAAAGAATACAAGTACAATGGTTAAAAAGTATTATGCCAGAAGATAGTACTACAGATATTAATGTAAATAATGTAGATACATATGTACCTGATGAACAATATGTTATGTCAGCAAATACTAGATACTTGTCGTTTATGACAGACAGATGGTTAATAAAAAAATTAAAAAAATATCCTCATGTTAATACATACGAGGAATTACAGGAGATAATAAATGTTAGATGAATATATAGGAAATGTTTTAATAGATAATAAGAAAGATAAATTAAAATTGTGGGCTAATAATTCTTCAGAAGCTATAGATACTTTAGTAGCTTTAGATATAGTATCAGATATATATAAAATTACTAGATTAAAAGATAATAAAGAATGGGAATTTAATGGTAACATAAATATTTTAAAAGAATTAAGAAATAAAATAGATGATGAAGGGCTTATTTATTCTCATTTAGTAACACGAGGAAAAGAAAATGACTGATGATGAAGTAAAATTTAGAGAGTTTTGCGAAAGAATGTTTATTGCTAATTGTAAAGAAAGAAGAGAATATGGCGAAAAAGAATATAAAGATTTTAAAATGTATTACAAATACAATGAAAAGTTTTTGAGAGATTATTACTACGATAAAGAAGATAAATAATGGCAGTAAAAAAACAAACAACAATTCATATTTCTAAAACTGGTAGTCGTGGGAAAAAAACTAGTCAAGGAAATAAAAAAAATATAGGCACAAGTACAATGAATAAACACAAACGAAGAAGTTTTAAAAAATATAGAGGACAAGGAAGATGAAAAATATATTTAAAATATTATGGTCTAATCCTGATAAAGGAACTTGGGAAGAAGACCCAGACCCAGAAGAATTAAATATTGATAATGCTTACAAAACTAGATGGATATGGTATCATACTATTTTAGGAATTGAATTAGCTATGACTAATATATTGCTGCTAGGAATAGTAGTTATATTAGCTATAAAATTATAAGAGGTAACGTATGATATATAAAATAACAATAGGATTAATAGTTAGTTTTATGTTAATTATTAGTGCATCATTTACAATAGTGCATGATAATCAAATTAAAAAATTAGATTACAGACTAACCTATTTAGAAAAAAGATTTGAAAAAATAAATCAAATACAAGATAATATAATAGATGTAGTAAACGAAGTAATTTATGCAGTAGATGATTTAGAAAGAAAAGCACAAGAAGATTTAATAAAGGAGGAAACAACTATAGCACAGGGGTTGTAAATTATTTTTACCTGTGGTATACTGAGATTAGAATTTAGGGAACAAAGAGTAACCTGCCCTCTATCTCCATTAACCCAAAGGTTTGGTTCAGACCATGACTTTGAGAGTAGTCAGCTCACAACTCTCACAATTTTTTAATTAGCTATAAATGGAGGAAAACATATGGCAATATTAGAAGGCTCAGTAAAATGGGCAAGTATAACCACTCCGAACACAAAGTTCGAACCAGTATATACAGTTGACTTAATAGTTGATGAAGATACTGCTAATGACTTTGCTTCTCGTGGTCATAAAATAAAACAGCATGACGAAGGTTCTGCTGTAGTAATCAAGAGGAAAGTGAATGGTCCTAACGGAATGGTTAGACCTGCACCTAGACTGCTTGATACCGACAAGCAAGAGTTAAATGTTGCTGTTGGGAATGGCTCTAAAGTCAGAGTACAATACAATGAGTATTCTGGTGAAGGTAAGTTTGGTCCTTATGTAGGATTAGATTTACAAGCTGTTCAAGTAATTGATTTAGTAGCTTACAAATCACAAGATGGTGATGAACTATTGAGTGATGGAGAAGAATTCTAATGATAGTTACTATAAAAAATGATGAGGGTATGCTATCATACAACATCAACAGTATTGAAGATGAACAAAAACTAAACGAAGCTAAAGTTATAGTTTCTAAAGTTGGAAGTTTAGAAGTCATTACTGAGGCTTTAAGCTTTGCATCGGCTACTCATAGAGCTAACTTAGAAAGGTTGCTTGGTGATAGTCCAGAAGCTTTAGTCGAACAAGATACTACAGAAGAAGGAGAAACCTCTGACGAAAAGTAGTATTATTAACTAACAAAAGCTAGGCAGGGGTTTAATTCTTGTCTAGCTTTTTCTATTTGGAGATAGAATATGGAACATAATAAAACAACTTTTATTAAACATAAGTTACCTTGTCATAGTTGTGGCAGTAGTGATGCAGTATCAATGAATGAAGATGGTTCAGCTTATTGTTTTAGTTGTTCTACATTTTTCCCAGACTATGAGAAAAGTGGAGACATAAAAGTACCAGTAATAAAACCTAAAGAAAATAATACTTTCTTAACTTCTTATTCTGGTATCTATGGAGCATTAACAGATAGAGGTATATCAAAAGAAACTGCCATTAAGTTTGGTGTTAAAATTATTAACGACCATGCAGATAAAATACAAAAACATGTCTATCCATTTTACAATGGTTCGGAAGTTGTTTGTACTAAAACAAGAGTTATAGATAACAAAAGTTTCTTTAGCAATGGTACATATGAAGGCACTGGTTTATTTGGTGAACAGATGTATCGTAATACTAAAGGTAAGTACTTAACTATTACAGAAGGTGAATGTGATGCTATGGCAGTCGATGAATTATTTCAAGGCAAGTATGCAGTCGTATCACTTAAGCGTGGTGCTGCAGGTGCAGTTAAAGATATACGAGAAAGTATTGAGTTTGTTGAGGCATTTGATACAGTTGTGTTGTGCTTTGATAATGACAAGGCAGGACAGGAAGCTGCTAAAAATGTAGCTCGTATAGTAAAACCCGGCAAGATTAAAATAATAAATCTACCTAATGGTTACAAAGATGCTAATGATATGCTTAGACAAAAGAAATATTCTGAGTTTACTAAAGCATGGTGGGAGGCTAAAACATATACTCCTTCTGGTATCATGGAATTATCAGCACAAAAAAGTAATTGGTTAAATCGTGAGACAAAAGAAAGTATTGCTTATCCTTGGGAAGGTCTTAATAAGAAACTGTATGGACTAAGACGAGGTGAGTTAGTAACACTTACAGGTGGTACAGGACTTGGTAAGTCTTCGGTGACTAGAGAGCTTGAGCATTGGCTTATTAAAAATACTAAAGACAATGTAGGTATCGTTGCCCTTGAAGAAAATTGGTTACGAACTGCTGATGGTTTAATATCTATTGAAGCTAATGACAGAATATATCTTAATGAGAAACGAGATAAGTACACACCTGAACAGCTCAATGAGTTCTTTGATAAAGTAATTGAGAAAGACCGAGTATTTATTCATGCTCACTTAGGAGCTACTGATATTGATGAAATATTTTCTAAGCTTCGTTATATGATTATTGGTTGTCAATGTAAATGGGTAGTGCTTGACCACTTACACATGCTTGTCAATATCTTATCAGAAGGTGATGAACGTAGAGGTATTGATACACTTATGAATAAACTTCGTAGTTTAGTTGAAGAAACTAATGTAGGTATGATATTAGTATCACACTTAAGAAGAGCTGCAGGAGAGAAAGGACATGAGCAAGGTATTGAGGTATCACTCTCACACTTAAAAGGCTCACAAGGTATCTCTCAGCTGTCTGATTGTGTGATTGCTCTTGAGAGAAATCAACAAGCTAAAGACCCAGAAGAAGCTAGTCGTACTAAAGTAAGAGTACTTAAGTCTAGGTATACTGGAGACACAGGATTAGCATGTACTTTGCAATACGACAATAATAGTGGTAGATTATATGAAGTAACAGACTCGGAGACATTTGATAATGAAGAAACTTATTTTTGATATAGAAGCAGATGGGCTAACACCTACTAAACTCTGGTGTATAGTTGCAAAAGAATTAGATGGTACTACACATACTTTTAATCCTGACCAGCTAGAACAAGGCAAAGAGTTTTTACAAACTGCTGATGTACTTATTGGACACAATATAATTGGTTATGATATTCCAGTTTTAGAAAGACTAATAGATTTTAAATACAATGGTGCTATTGAAGATACTTTAGTTATGTCAAGATTATTTAATCCTGTTCGTGAAAATGGACACAGTTTAAAAACTTGGGGTTATCGTGTTGGCTTTCATAAACAAGAACAACCAGAAGACTTCGATAGTTATACACCTGAAATGCTAGAGTATTGCACTAGGGATGTACAATTAAATGAAGTTGTATACAAAAAGTTATTAGATGAAGGTCGAGGTTTTAGTGATGAATGTCTTTCGTTAGAACATGATGTTGCTAAAATAATTAATGACCAAGAAAAAACTGGATTCTTATTCAATGAAAAAGAAGCTACACTATTACTAGCCAAACTAAAAGATAGAATGGTAGAAGTAGAAGATGAAGTTCATCGCACATTCAAACCTAAATGGGTTGATGTTAAGAAAGTTATTCCTAAACTTAAGAAAGATGGAACGCTTTCTAAATCTGGCTTAACTAATGTAGAGTATACTGAACGAGTAGATACTAATAACATTACACCTTTTATGAGAAAAGAATTACAAGATTTTAATCTTGGTAGTCGTAAACAAATTGGTGAATACTTAACAGACTTTGGATGGAAACCAGAAAGATTTACACCTACCGGTCAACCTATTGTTGATGAAGGTACACTTAAAAAGATTGAACATATACATGAAGCTAAACTTATTGCTGAGTTTTTATTATTACAAAAGCGTATAGCACAGATAACTTCATGGATGAAAGAACTTAAAGATGATAGAGTACATGGTCACGTTATTCCAAATGGAACTATAACAGGTCGCATGTCTCACTACAGTCCAAACATGGCACAAATACCTGCTGTTTACAGTCCTTATGGTAAAGAGTGTCGTTCTTGTTGGATTGTACCTGAAGGTTATAAATTAGTTGGTATTGATGCTAGTGGTCTTGAACTAAGAGTACTAGCTCATTACATGGGTGATACAGATTACATACATGAAGTAGTTAATGGTGATATTCATTCAACTAATCAGGACTTAGCAGGATTAGATAGTAGAGATAAAGCTAAGACTTTTATTTATGCTTTAGTATATGGAGCAGGTGATGCTAAGATAGGAAGTATTATAGGTGAGAGTAAAGAAGGTGGTTCTAAACTGAAGAAAACTTTTCTTACTAACTTACCTGCACTTAAAAATCTTACAACTAAAGTACAACAAGCTGCAAGACGAGGATATTTAAAAGGATTAGATGGTAGAAAAATATATGTTAGAAGCGAACACGCTGCATTAAATACTTTATTACAAGGAGGAGGTGCTATTGTAATGAAGAAAGCTATGCAACTTTTAGATAATTTAATTAAATTAAATACTTTAGATGCTAAGTTTGTAGCTAACATCCATGATGAATGGCAGATACAAGTTAAAGAATCTCAAGCAGAAGCAGTAGGTACTCTAGGAGTAGAGTCTATAGTTAAAGCAGGAGAATATTTTAATATGAGATGTCCTTTAAATGGAGAATATAAAATAGGAGAAAGTTGGTATGAAACCCACTAAAAAAGATAGAAAAAAGTTCGACCTTGACTTACAATATGGTACAATTAGAGAAGAAAAAATAGCAGAAATGCTAACTAATAAAAAGATAGAAGTAAAATCAGAAAGAGATTTATGGCAAAAAACAGGTAATGTTTGTATTGAATATGAGTCTTGGGGAAAACCTTCTGGGATTAATGCAACTGAATCTGATTATTGGTTTCATAATTTATGTATTGGTGACAATGAATATTGTACTTTAGTATTTCATACTGATGTATTAAAGAAAATTGTTGACAAGTTAGATACATTTAAAACAGTAGCAGGTGGAGATAACAAAGCAAGTAGAATGTACTTAGTAAATCTACAAAAGTTATTTTCAACTGACGTAATAAAAGCATTTAAGGAATTAAGTAATGACGAAAAAGACTAACAAAAAGGTTGACAATTTAGTTACAGATAATTATAATAAGTTTACCTCTGAGTCAGGTCATTGGTATGACCAAGACGGAGAACCTAAATATACTATTATAGGTGCTAATGGTAAAGAAAGAAACACTACTCTTAGAGATGCTAAGAAAGAAGGTTTTGTACCATCAGTAACTACTATAATAAGTATGATAGCTAAACCATCTTTAGAAAATTGGAAGATTGACCAAGCTTTAAAATCAGCACTTACGTTAGAAAGATATGAAGATGAATCTTTTGAGTCTTTTTATTACAGATGTCAAACAGATTCTAAACAAATAGGTATCCAAGCTGCTCAACAAGGAACTAAGATACATGGTATGATTGAGAAAGGTTTTCTAGGTAAAACTAAAACGAAACCTTACAAAGCAATCAAGAAATACTTAGATAAAACTTTCCCTAATGAAGAGTGGATAGCAGAAGATTCTTTCTGTGCTGATGAAGGTTATGGTGGGAAGATAGACTTGTATTCTAAGTCAGGAATATTTATAGATTTTAAAACAAAAGATAATCTAAAAGGTAAAGACCCAGCGAAGTTGGTGTTTGATGAACATGGAATGCAGTTGTCAGCATATGCTCAAGGCTGTGGCTTTGATGATGTTGAACGAGTATCTATATTTGTAGATAGAAAAGATACAGGCTTGGTTCTTCCTTTTGTTTGGGACAGAGAATCACAAAGCAAACACTTAGGAATGTTTAATGCTATGCTAACTTATTGGAAGCTAGTCAAGAACTATGACTCATCTAGACTTGTATTATAATGGTAGGCTTTAGAAAACCTCGTAAACCGAGACCTAAAAAAACAGGTGTGCCGAAAGGCTACGATAGTTTATGGGAAGTTAAACTACATGAGACAGTTCTTAAAGATTGGGAACATCATTGGGAACTGTATGATTACATTGTTAAACATAAATACGAGCCGGACTTTGTTAAAGTAATTGATGGTCAAACTATTTTACTTGAAGCTAAAGGTAGGTTTTGGGACTATCCTGAGTATAGTAAGTACATACATATAAGAACAGCACTACCAAAGGACACTGAGTTAGTGTTTTTATTTCAAAAACCTTATGCACCTATGCCCGGAGCTAAGATGAGAAAAGACAGAACAAAACGAACCCATGCTGAATGGGCTGAAAAAAATAATTTTAGATGGTATAGTGAAGACACACTACCTATGGAATGGAGTAACTATGGATTATAAATTTAATGAACGCAGACATATAATTGAACTAAAAGAATACATTGATGCTACATACAGTCAGCATTATGCATCCGATAAATATCAGGCTACCGATGTTATTATTGATTCGGGACATGGTGAGGGCTTTAGTCTTGGTAATATTATGAAGTACGCTAAACGCTATGGAAATAAAGATGGAAAGAACAGAAAAGACTTGCTAAAAATCTTACATTATGGTATAATAATGCTTAACATTCACGACACAGAGAACTCATAATGGTAGATGATAAAGTAGGTATCAAGGAATATCTTGGTATAAAAATTAATTATAGTAACGAAAAAAATTTAGATAAGTTTAGCCTTGACACACTCAAGGATAGATATTTATGGGAGAATGAAACACATGCACAAGAAGCATTTGCCAGAGCATCAGTCTTCGCAGCCACCTACAAAGGTCACACAGATTTTGAATTGGCTCAAAGACTTTATCACTACAGTTCCTCTTGTTGGTTCATGTTTAGCACTCCTATACTTAGTAACGGGGGAACAAGTCGTGGTCTTCCTATTAGCTGTTTCCTCAATTATGTACCTGATAGCAGGACTGGTCTATCAGATCATTATGACGAGAATATTTGGTTGGCAAGTTCGGGTGGAGGTATTGGTGGATATTGGGGAGACATTAGGAGTAACGGTATTTCTACTACTCACGGTAGTAAGTCTACTGGTTCAATTCCTTTCATCCATGTAGTAGATTCACAGATGTTAGCCTTTAATCAAGGCACTACAAGACGTGGTTCTTATGCAGCTTACATGGACATATCTCATCCAGAGATTGAAGAGTTCATTAACATGCGTAAAGAATCTGGTGGAGATATCAATCGTAAGAATCTTAATCTTCACAATGGTATCAACATTACCAATGAGTTCTTGAAAGCTGTTGAAGAAGATGCAGACTTGAGATTGATTGACCCTAAGACTAACGAGCCTACTAAGATTGTTAATGCTAGAGACTTATGGTGGCAGATCATTAATGCTAGAGCAGAGACAGGTGAGCCTTACATGGTAATATAGATAGATGTAATGAAGCATTACCTAAACAACAAAAAGATTTAGGATTAGAAATCAAACAGAGCAATCTTTGTTCTGAGATTACTTTACCTACAAATGAAGAACGAACAGCAGTGTGTTGTTTATCTTCTGTAAACTTAGAATACTTTGATGAGTGGAGTGAGAACCCTTTGTTCATTGAAGATTTAATTACCATGCTTGACAACGTTCTACAACATTACATTGATAACGCTGTTGACACAGATAACTTAGGAGAGTACAATGCAAACTTTAAAAGGTTTCAAAAACATATTAAGCAGGGCAAAGAAGGCTTTACTAAATCTGCCTACTCGGCTTATAGAGAAAGGTCGTTGGGTCTTGGTGCGATGGGATTCCATTCGTATCTCCAATCACGCAACATTCCATTTGAAGGTATCTTCGCTACGGGCTTTAATTACAAAGCATTTAAATACATTAAGACACAAGCAACCAGAGCTTCTGAAAGACTTGCTGACGAAAGGGGAGAAGCTCCTGATGTCAATGGTAGTGGCAGGAGGAATGCTCATCTACTCGCTGTTGCTCCTAACGCTAGTTCTAGTATCATATGTGGTGGTACGTCTCCTTCGATTGAGCCATATCGTGCTAACGTTTATACGCACAAGACTCTCAGTGGTTCGTTCCAAGTTAAGAACAAATACCTAGAAGAGGTATTACAAGATAAAGGTTTAAAGAAAGATGAGTTGACTGCATTGTGGAAAGACATTGCAGGTAATGAAGGTTCAGTACAGCACCTTGATATCTTAACAGATGATGAAAAAGAAGTATTTAAAACTGCTAATGAGATAGACCAGATATGGATTATAGAACATGCATCTAAACGTCAAGAGTTTATATGTCAAGCACAGTCAGTTAATCTTTTCTTTACACTTCCCAAAGCTACAGAGCCACAGGAAGTTCACGATGAGTACATGCAGTACGTTAATGATGTACACTGGTATGGTATGAACAAACTAAAGTCTTTATATTACTTTAGGTCTAATGCTGCTAGAAATGCAGAGAATGTAAATGTTAAAATACCTCGTATTAAACTTGATGAGGGTTGTATAGCTTGTGAAGGATAGGTAAATGAATTGTTGGCATTGTAGTACAGAATTAATATGGGGTGGAGACCATGACATTGAGGAAGAATGTTCAGAGTATAGTATAGTTACTAACCTGTCTTGTCCTAAATGTGAAGCTTTTGTAGAAGTTTATTATAAAAATGGCAACTAGATGGGCTTCAACTAAAAACCATGTCCCTGTTACTGGTGTCAGAGGTAAGAAGACTTCTCAAGGTCAAGGTAATTTAGCAACAGCTACGATGAACAAACACAAAAGAAGAAGTTTTAAAAAATATAAAGGCCAAGGCAGATGACTATGTTTGATAAAAGAAGAATCAGTGATAATAAATATCAAGTTTATTTTACTGGCTATGAACACCCTCATGTCAAGTCTGGTTATAAAGTAGTAGAGGTAGCAGAAAAAACTAAGTATGCTTATCTTAAATTATTTAATAAGAACATTAAGTTACCCATAACAGTGTGGGATGAAATGAAAAAAGGAGCTAAGAAATTAGAAAATGAATAATGAATTATTTGAAGCTTTGTATGAAAAATACTCAGCACAACAAAAGATAGCTAAGACTAATCTTAAGCTATACATTACGAATCCTGTTGCAGTAGCCGACCATCCTAATACGGTTGAGACTATTGATAAGTTATTTAAAGAATATGCGGAAGCACAAGAGTACATTAAAATTTTAAAGGAGTTAGATTATGAGTTTACTAAATAATAGAGAATACTATAAACCGTTTGATGATGCATGGATGTTTGATTACTACGTCCTACAGAATCAGATGCATTGGATGCCGGAGTCCGTGCCACTACATACAGATGTTAAAGACTGGCAAGACCTTTCAGATGTGGAAAAGAATTTACTAACACAAATCTTTAGATTGTTTACTCAATCAGATGTTGATGTTGGTGCTGGGTATATTGATAGATACATGAGAATATTTAGAAAGCCAGAAGCTCGTATGATGATGGGTTCTTTTGCAAACATGGAGTCTATCCATCAACATGCTTATAGTTTATTACTTGATACTGTTGGTATGCCTGACAATGAATACAAAGCTTTTGCTGAGTATGAAGAGATGTCTGACAAGCATGAATACATTAATGATATTAAAACTACCAGACAAGATAAAAGAAGTATAGCTAAAACTTTAGCAGTCTATTCAGCCTTTACCGAAGGGCTACAATTATTTAGTAGCTTTGCAATCTTATTAAACTTTCCAAGGTTCGGTAAGATGAAAGGCATGGGACAGATAGTAACTTATTCTATTCGTGATGAGTCTATGCACGTTGAAGCTATGACTAAACTGTTTAGACAATTCATTCAAGAGAACATAGAAATCTGGACAGATGAATTTAAAAAAGAAATATATGATATCTGCAGACAGATGGTTGAGTTAGAAGATAAATTCTTAGACTTAGTTTTTGAGATGGGCAACATACAAGGATTAACTAAGAAAGATATGTATGCTTATAATAGATACATAGCTGATAGAAGATTATTACAGTTAGGATTAAAAACTAACTTTGACCAAAGAGAAAACCCTTTACCTTGGTTAGATGAAGTCATGGGAGTAGAGCATCAAAACTTTTTTGAAGGTCGTGCTACTTCTTATATGAAAGCAGGACTTCGAGGAAGACAAGACCAAGTACAATTTGTAGGAATTGAAAATGAAAATGACTAGAAAAGAAGCTAAGTTATTAAGTTATGTTTTATTATATGACAAAAGTGGCAATCTTGTTACAGAAAGAACAAATGTTGATATTAAAGCTTTAGAAAAATATATGCCTAAACAAGAATTTGAAACACTTAAAATTGTATTACGAGAAGCAACACAAAAGTTAGATACAATACATTCTCATATTGAAGAATGTTTAAATGCTCGTGTTATGAATAATTAAATACTGGCTATTGCAGTGTATATTACTGTTATTGTAATCCAAAATAGGATACAGAGGACACAGATATCCTCTTTATTATTATGACCCACTTTTACTCCTTAGTGAGGTAGTTAAAATTACTGTGCTAAAGGATTTCCTGATTTTTTTTCAAGTTTACTTAAGCTTTCCTTTATAGATTTTATTTCAGATTCAATTTTAGCGACTGCTATATCAACATCTTTTAACTCTTCTATATTTTTTTCTAAACCTTTGATAGTTACATCAATGGCTTCAAATCTTTTTTCTATTTCTTCAACAGAGTTTTCAGTAGTAGAAATATTTTTAACTTCTTCTTCAACTGTTGTTAAACGACCCATTAATTCAGCACCTGTCCAGCCAACACCAGCAATGGTTGCTAACAAAGTTCCTAATAAAATTAATTGATTTAATTTACTATTCATCCAATCCATAATATACTCCTATAAGTTTGGTTGTAATGATTTTAATTTACTTAAACTTTGAAAACTTTTTAAAGTTAAAGTATTAAAACCTGTAGTATTATCTTCTAATTGATTACCAATATAAATACTTTTTGAGGCATACCAATTATTATTTTTTGGTATAATAACTGTACGATAATTATTAAAAGAAGGATTGTAATTTATGTAAGCTATTATTGTATCTTCTTCACCATATTGCCCTGTACTTTCCTGTTCTTTTATATTTTCTTCTTGAGCATTAGCAATATTTTGTGCAAGAATTTTATCAGCAATCTGGTCAGCTTCTGATTTATTATCATTAATAGCCAACGAAGTATTAACATTTGTTTCAGTTTGATTATTACTATTAGTAGTAATATTTATTGTTGTACTTGTAGTTGCTACAGAAGACTCAGAAGACTCAATAGAGCTATTATTAAATTGGTCTATAGAACTTGCTGGACCAGTTAAGTTTAAGCCTGTATCGAAGCCTATGGAGCTTATACCACCTGAATTTATGGTGTTACCAGTTGCGTGTATATTATTTCCTGAATTTGTACCAGAAATACTATTCTTTGCAGTGTTTATTGTGTCTGAAACAACACTTAATGCTGAAACTCTAACAGTACTTTTTTCAGTTATCGGAGTAACTATCTCAATAGTTTCTTCAATAATAATTTCTTCTCGTTCTACTAATCTTTCTGTTGTTTCTTCTTCGGAAAAATGTTGTTCACGATTTTCTGTATTCTCGAAGACTTCATTAGTTTGTTGAATTTCGTTAATTGTTTCTTCAAAAAACTCTTCAAGTTCTTCAAAAACAATAAACATTTCTTCTTGAGGTTCTCTAATAATTTCATCATAAGTTCTTACTTGTAAAAATTCTTCTAAAGGAATTAATTCTTCAATAGGATATAAGTCAAAAGGTAATTCTTCTTCTAAAATTGAAAAACTAATTACTTCAATAGGTTCAAAATAATTTGGTTCTAATATAGAATCAAAGTTTTCATTCCTATTATACAAGTCTGAAGAAGAAAAGTCAATAGGTTCATCATAGCCCATGTATTCATATTCTTCAAAACCATAATCAAATTCTTCTTCTTGAACAAAATAGCCTACATCTTGTTCAAATCTATATCCGGCACAAAAAGGAGCATACTGTGGGTCTAAATCACATTGTTCATTATCATAAGCTTCCCAATAACCAGCACACATATTTGAATACAAAGGATTATCTATGCAAGGGTCAACATAACCACCAGAAACTACTTGGTCACTATAAAGTGAACCACCATTTTCTAGTGTAGAATTAAATAAAGTATTGTTCCAGTCTGTAGTTACACAAACACCAGATACATTTGTTGAACCAGTACTACATTCATCGTGAAATAAATACTGATAAGTTTCTAAAGTATTACCTTGATGTCCTATTAGTACATCATGGCGATTAATATCCAAAGCACCATATCTATATTCAAAAGAACTATTATGCCAAAGAATAACTTCAAAATTATTGCTCGATGTTCTATTATATTCTTTTTTATCATACCATCCAAAAACTGTTTTATCATTAAAAGCTTTAGCTTTCATTGTACCACCTATTAAGTCTGTCCAAAAGGGATACATTGTATATGTTGCATAAGGTAATGGGTCTGGAGTATAATCATTACAAGTTGTACCATTACTTAAAAAATGTAAACAACCATTAGTTGCCATTCTAGCTGAGTTAAAAGTTTCACCATAAAAACTAAAATTAAAACCAATAGAAAATACAGCAGAAGTTTGGTCATCTGCACTATTAAGATTAGTTATTGAGGATTCGTTGCGTAAATCTATAAGAGGTTGATTATTCTCATAGATAAAATTAGAATAAGTGTAGCTACTTAATATTAAAGTACAAGCTAGTAAAAAATTTTTCACTAGTTGTTTTTAGAATGAAACTCTTTTTTACAAGTTCTAGAAGATTTAGAAATACCTTTAATAGTTTTTGTTCTAGTACATTTATTAACATAACTTTTTAAATCTTCTTTATAAGTAGGAGTTTCTTCTACATTATTAGCCCATGCAATTTTAGCTTCTTCTCCTATTTTACCTTTATAAGGACATGGAGTTCCTGCATTACTCATAGCTTTAAATACTCTAGAGTCTTGACAAAGAATAGATACTGCTGCAACTTTCATACCAGTATCATATAAATATTTAGAAAGTTTTAATCGTTCACAATTTTCATCTCTAACAGCTTTACCACCAGATAAACCAAAAAGTTGCCCTTGAAACGCACCTGATACTCCAGTAGTACAAAGGTCTTGAGAGTAAGACATAATGCTTGGAGCTATTGCTGAAGCTGGAGGAGATGTAACTTCTTGTTTAACAGTTTGTGTAGAAGTAGAAGTGTTGTTGTTATTATTAGTATTGCTATTAATATTATTATTACTGTTAGTATTATTAGTAGTCACTGCTGAAGTACTATTACTATTATTAGTATTAGTATTATTAGCAGTAGTAGAATTAATGTTATTGTTATTATTTGTATTTGTAGCTGTTTGAGAAACAGTAGAATTTACAGTTGAAGATGCTGTAGAAGTAGAAGTATTTACGTTAGTATTGCTATTAGTATTTGTTGAGGTATTAGTATTAGTATTATTATTTGTATTAGTATTTGTATTTGTGTTAATATTTGTATTGTTATTAGTATTATTATTTGTATTTGTATTTACAGTAGTTGTACTATTAGTAGTACCTAAACTATTTTGTTCACAATATTGAGTACCAGCTGTACAATCTCCTGTTTGCACTGCTTGTATATTAAATGTTAATAGTATCCCTGCTATTAAAAACAACCCTCTTTTCATTATTTCTCCTACTATTTTTTAACTAAACTCCCACCAAAATACATACCAATAATAGCTGATACTAAATTAGTATCTAGCTGTGTTATTACTAAACCTTTAAAAGTTATCCATTCAAAAGCTTCTCTGTCACTTGTAAAGAATAAAAATCCCGGATGAAAAACTGTATAACCTACAGTAACATCTACATCAGGTGAAAATACAGCTACAAGTTTGGGTAAAACTACTATAGCAAATACAGCTGTTAATGCTATAATTCTACGAGTCCATTGAAAACCTTTATCTTTATTATCTCTTGCAGCTTTAACTGCTTTCATTTCAAACTCACCTCTAGTAATAAGCATTCTTTGTTGTTCTTCTTTAGCTTTTCTGCTATCTGCCCATATGCTCATAACTCCACCAAGAATTGTAGAGCCCAACATAGTTATTATTTCAAAAGGAAAACCCATATTATTCTGGTATAAAAGTTAAATCGTTAAATAGTAAATCTTTAACAGAAGCAATAACAAACTCAGGAGCATCTTCCATATCTATAGAAGGGTCTTCTGCTAACTTAATCATATATATTTCTACAAGTTGTTCGTATATACTTCTAAATTCTTCTCGCATAACCCAAGGCATATTCTTTTTAGTTCTTGATTTACAATCAAGTCTATATGCTTCGTCTAAATCTTTTTCTCTGTATAGTATCATCGTGTAGTATTTATAACTTCTAATTTATTTATAGCATTTACAAAGTCTTCAACTCTGGTAGGAGTTTGTGCTTTCCATTTAGATTCACCACCTTCTGCACTACCTGTGCTTATTTGTTTTATTGCTTCTTGATAATTTTTTTCTTTTAAAGCTTTAACAGCACTAGGGAATTTATTTTCCCAGTTTACACCTAATTGAAAATTAACACTCCCTAAAGCTTCTATAAATTTACCACTAGAAATACCATATTCTTTTGCTTGTTGTCTTGCAGCTTTAACGGCTTTTTCTGAATCTTCTTTTAACCAATTATCTATAACATCTTGTTCTATTTTATCACCAACTTTATATTTTTTTAATTCTTCACTAGTGAGTAAGTGACCAACTCCTCCAGTTGGTTTATCTAATGTATCTAAATATACTTCATCTTTTAAACCTTCTCTATATTTTAAATGTTCTAAAAAGTTATTCATATTAAACTCATCACTAGGAAGACCACCACTATTCATTTGTTTTCTAGCTTGTAATGTATTTAATAATCCACCTCTATTAACAAGCACTCTTTCTTCTTCATCTTTCATAACGCTACCTGCTTGTTCATCATAAGGCACACCTGTCATCTTATCTATTCTTTCATCAGGCTCTTGAGGTACTTGAGGAACATCTGTAACTAAACCACCTTTATCATAGTTTACTCTTTGTTCATTTAAAATATATTTAGCTAAAAATTCTTTTCGTGATTTATCTAGTTCTCTACCTTTTCTTTTAATATTTTTAAAAGATATAGCACCTAGTTCTGAATCTTCTGGTATAGCTGAAGTTAATCCTACAAATGGTAAATTACTAGCAGCCATTTCTCCGATACCTTTTCTATATAAAAGCATATCTATTACATCTTGAGCTAAAGGACCAGTTGGAGTTTTTAAAGCAACACCTAAATCACCACCACCAATTCTATAATTTTCATACCATCTTCTACCATAATCACCTATACCTAAACCTCCCCATCTTTGTACAGCATCTAGTACTATTTCTCTATTATCTTCAAAGTTATCTGAATCAAATAATTCTCCGGGTTTTAAAGTTTCTAAGTCTTCAAAGTTTTTAGCATCACTACGAATTGTATTAGTCAGTACAGCAGTAGCAGTCATTAACATAGAAGCAGCTAATATTTTAGGAGCTACAATTTCTGGTTTATCCATTTCATTAACAAATCTTTTTAATACAGTGTTATTAAATACAGTAGGATATCCAGCAAACTGAACTAATAATTGTCCTGCTGGGCTAGAAAACCATAAAGGTCTATTAGCTTCAGCAACACTTGGATTTAAAATAACTTCTTTAGTAAATCTATTAGCTGCTGGAATATATTGTTGAGTATAAAAATCATCTTCTTTAGCTAGTTCATCATTAAACTTACCATCTTTATAATATTTTTGATACCAAGTAGTTGCATCTTTATCATCAACTCCTAATTCATTAAGTTGGTCAGTTAAGTATTTTTTAGTTCGTTTGTCATTCATACCAAACATACTTAAAGATTTACCTTCAGTTTTATTTAAATGTAACTTTCTAGCATTTTCTTTAATCATTCGCTTACCAGTAGTAAACGAAGCTAACTGTACAGCAGTAGTCCATTGTTGTAATAAATTAGCTTGAAAAAATCCTTGTGATAATCTTCTAGCTACACTACCTTCTAATGCTTCACCAGTTAAACTTTCTAATCTTTCCATTACAGATTGTTCTAAAGCTAATCCTGTTTTATATATTTCTGCCCATGTATCATCATCAACATCTTTTAAACCTTTTGTAGTTTTACCAGTAGTAACTCTATAAGAAGCTCTAGCAGCTTTATTTAAAGTTTTATAAGTTTCTTTACCTAAAGATTTAACTATATCTTTTACAACAAAAGGAGTATCTTTAACTCCTGCTCTTGATATTAAAATTAATGGTTCAGTTAAACTGGAAATTGTAGCAAAAGGTAAGTGAGCCATTTGTTGAGAAAGTCTTCCCCATGTAGAAAAGTTTTGTCCTGTTTGACTTTTAAATGTTTTACCATCTAATAATCCAGTACCATTGTCTAAACCAGTAACTTTATTATGCATTACTTTAAGATTTTCTCTAATTGCAAAAGCATCTGCTCTATCCATACCAGCATCCATTAATTCTTTTTCAATAGGAAGTAAAAAATTTTTATTAAAATCTTCTGCAGTACGACCAAATTTTTTAGTTCTTTCAATAGTCTGAGCAGCAGCTGAAAGATAATCAGATAAAACATCTTCAACATTATTATCCATAAATTCAACTAATTCTCTATCAGGAATATTATCAAAGACTCTGTGTTTTAAAAATCCATAACCACCAGTACCTGTTTCGTATGCTGTATCAAATGGAGTATATTTATACTCAATCATATTATCAACAATATCTGTAGCTTTTAATCTTCTAGCTTCTGGTAAAATTCTATTTTCCATTACTTCATCAGAAATATCATCACTAAATATTCTTAATTCTTTTTTAGCTTCTTCAATAAAGTTTTTTCCAAACACTTGCATATCTATTGCTACTGCATCTGGTAAAACAATATCTTCTACTTCCATATCACCAACTGTTCCTTTTACTGTTGGTAAATCGTTTAAAGGTTCAGCGTGTTTATATTTTTTTTGAGATATTAAATTAATTAATTTTTGTCTACCTTCTTTACTAGATATTTTATCAAAAGCAAATTTTCTAGGAAAATAATTTTCTACAAATTGACTAAAGGTAAATAAATTTTCTTTCTTACCATCTTCAAAAACTCTTTGTAAAAGTTTTCTAATATCTTTAGAAGCTTGTTGTGCATATTCATTTATAGGTTCACCATTAAGAGTTTTAAGTTTTGGATTTAAAAGTAAAGCTCTTACTTGATTATTATCAGAAGTTGTTAGTCTTCCCCACCAACCTGTTCTATCTAAATTTTTTAAAGATTTTTTTAAATCAAAAAGATAATCACCTTGTCTTCTTGCTACACCTAAACCATAAGAATCTTTTCTTACTCCACCTTCACCTCTATTAAAAAATTGAACATCCCAATCGTATCTAAATCTACGAAGTAATTCTTTTAAAGTTTCAGAAGAACCTGCTAGTTTTACATATCTAGCTGTAGGTTTTTCTGCCATAATTTGTGAAAGAAATTTAATTGGATTCTTCCCAGCTTTAGAACTATCAGATAATGAACTTAAATTTTCATATTGTGTTTGTCCTGCTCTACTCCAACCATCAGTATCCCATTGAGCTGTTTGTTTAATAATATCATCTTCATTACTATATCTAAATAAATTTTTAGCAAACTCAGAATTAGATAGTTTTGTTATTCCTGCAGCTGCTCCTGCACCTATACCTGCTCCTAAACCAGACATAATAGCTACTTGACTCCAATCTATATCGTCACCATAAACATCATAGTCAATAGCTTGATTAAAATAGTCATAACTACCACCCCAAACAGAACCTTCTGCTGCTCCATAAATTCCTGCTTTACCTGTTTTAGAAGCCATTAGTTTTTTTATACCAAACTTAGCAGTCTCTGTAGCAGTTTTTGCAACTGCTGTAGAAGCTCCTCCAGTAACAGGAGCAAACATTAAAGCAACAATGTTAAGAGGGTCAGCAACTATATCAATACTTAAATCTTTAATTAAACCCATGCGTTCGTTAAAACCTCTAACTTCTGCATTTTGAAAAGCATTACTTAAATATGCATAGTCTTCTTTTTGTTCATCAGTCCAATTACCAGTTTGAAATGAACGAACCATAGCTGAACTTAAACTATATTCAGAGTCTCTAAGATATTCAAAAACATTATCGTTACTACCAACACCTTCTAAAAATCTTTCAGCTCTTAACTTAAACTCAGGAGTTCTTGCTAGTTGCGACATAGATTTTTTACGAGTTCCTCTTTGTTGTCCTTGTTGAAATGAAGGATTAAAAATATTTGTATTTTTATTTTGAGGTATATGAGAAGGTTGAGATTCTTTAGTATTAGAGATACTTGATGTATCATTCATAAAAAACATATCAGGCATTATTTATTCCTCGTCTTCTGTTTTACTTCTTCTGCTTTTCTTTCTTGGATTTACAGATAGTGGAGAGTCTGGACTTAATAAAGAAGCACCTGAACCAATAGCTGTACCACCTGCTAATATTCTTGTAGGTAGTTTTAAATCTTTAATTACTTTACCACCTGTTTCTTTAACTATATTTGGACCCATTTGTGTATAAGAAATTTTACTAGGAAGACCACCTCCTTTTTGTATTGCTTTTTCTCCTACTTCTTTAAGAATTTTAGCTTTTCTAGCTTGGAACATTAAATTAGCTCCTCTAAAACCTTGTATTGCAAGTGCACCTACTTTTGTAATTCCAGCAGCTATATATGTTTGAGGTGTAGGAAAAGCCATAAGAGCTAATGAAGCAGCATTTAAACCTAATATAAGGCTTTGTGTAGTATTTAAACCTTTTGAAACTTCTATTATTTCTTCTCTAACTTTTTCAGGTATATCTTTTATTTCAATAACTTCTTCTGTAACATAATCATCAACTTTTGCTATTCTATAAATTTCATTAAGGTCAACTATGTTAGGATTATAAACAGATTCAAAGTTTTTAATGTAGTTTATTTTTTCTTCTTTAGTTAATGAAGTATTAACAATATCAGACTCATCAGCTTTTTCCATATTAGAAAATAAAATTGATTCTGGTTTTTCAATATTATCATTTAATAAATATTTTAATCTTTCAAAAGCTACAACTTCTTGGTCACCTAAATCTGTTACTTTACCTTGTTGAGCTGCTTCCATTAATTTTATTTTTCTATTTAAAGTTGCTGTTTCAATTTCTTTAGCTCCAACATCTAATAACTCATCATCTTCAAACTGGTCTGCTTTTCTTTCTTGAACATTTTTAAATTTTGTAAAATCATAACCAGCTTTTAAAGATTTATTAAATTCTTCACTAATACTATTTGCTATTATAATATCAGCTTTTGTACCTTCTAATCTAACATTTTGTAAATAAGCTGTATTAATAATGTCAGTCATTGTTAAATTATCTTTATTATTTAAACCTTTTGAAATATTTTGATAAGCAGCTATGCCGGTAGAATTAATTGCTAAATCTTGTAAAGGTTTATATTCTTTACCAAATTCACCTTCTCCTAATCTATGACTTAATAATCTATGAGCTATACCATCTAATTCTTCTTCAGTTGATAATCTTAAATTTTCATTTTCAGTTTGAGCATACTCTTCAGAAGCTCTAATTACACTTTTTATTTTACCAAAATCATTAGCATATACATTTATTGGTGATGAGTTTAGTTCAACACCATCAATATTATAAATTTTAAATTTGTTTAATTGTCTTGCATTAAAATCTAATGTGCCTAAGTCATTATTTTCTTTTGTATATTGTAATTCTAAACCTAATGATTGTTGAACTCCAGTGCTAGTAGGAGTTATTTTCTTTTTAAATGCTTTTGTATATTCATCAGCTAATTCTGGTTTTGCACCAAAAACTACATCAGTGTAATACTTTTCATTAATATTTCCATCTTTAGGTAATTTTAAATTATATTTATTAAATACATTATTTTTAAAATTATTTTCTTTTTCTTTTATATTTTTATAAAAATCTAAAGGTTTTTGTAAAGCTACTTCTAACTCAGCATCTTCTATAGCTGCTGGATATTCTGCAGACTCTGGAGTTCCTTGCCACCATTTTCTAAGACTATTAACTACATCACCAACAATAGTGTCAGGTTGTGCTTGAATTTTATTTATTTCTTTAACTAAATCTTGATTTATTTTTGTACCAAAACTAGCTTTATTAGGAGTAGAAATAAAAGGACTTTCAGCATATCTTTCTAAAGCAAATATTTCTAATTGTTTTTGATTTTCTTTCCATTTATTAATACTTTTTAAAATATCTTTTCTATTAGTTTTAGTATAATCAATTCCTTCTGCTGTTAGTTTTTGCACTAAATCAGAATTTATTAATTTTTTATTTACTAATTCATTTAATAAAAATTCTCTTTCTTCTGGCTTTTGATATCTTTGATAAAGTTTTCTTTGAGGGTCTGCTACTGCAAACTCTTCATTAAGTTCTGCAAAAACATTTTGAAATTGATTTGTTACTGCATCTTTTTGTCTATTTTTTTCATCAACTGTAGCTTGATTATAATTAGCAATATAATTAGGTAAACTTGATAGTATCATTATACCTACATCTTTAGCAGTAATACTTTCTTGTTCTCTTTTTCTATTAGCTAATATAGAATTAACTACTTCATTTGTTTGAGCATTTTTAAAAAAATCAGACATTATACTTTCCTCTCTAGTAAGCTTGGTACTTCAACGCTTTTTAATTTTTTTCTTAAATTTTCTGGAACAGTTTCTTCTCTAATAGGTTTAGATATTGCTGTTTGTTTCATTGAATTTATAGCATTACCTAGTTGAAAAGAAGTTTCTTCACTATCTGTTTTAATATTTTCTTCATCTTCTCCTTCACCTAACTCATAATCAATGTTAGCTTTTTCACCAATACCCATAACTAAATACATAGTTGGTTCCATTAATAACATTAATACATCTGGATTATATTTACCTTCAGTAAAATCAGTATATAAGATTGTAGTTGTAATATCAGATACTGTAGCTCCAGCTTTTAAAGATTTAGCTATAGCAGCAGTAGCTTCTGGTTGTAATAGTCTACCATATAAATCTTCAATAGCATCTTTAGGATTAGCAAATTGCGTTTCTTTTTCCCAAGGATAAGGACTTTCTGGGCTATTAGTTAAAGATTGTCCGGGTATAGGTGCTTTAGATTGCAATTTAATAAACTCATTAATTTTTTCTTCATCAGCAATATCAGAAGTATCATCAACTGGAATTTTAGATTCAGGAGCATTAAGGTCTACACCTAACTGTCCTACTAATTCTTCCACACTAAGACCATTAGCTTCTGCTAGTTTAATTGCATCCATAGTAGCTGTAGTTAAGCTATTAGATTTTAATTTACTAGCATCTGCTAAAACATCTTTTAATTTATTTTCTTGTGACATTAGACTATTCCTAATTTTTGAGTAATGTTAATTGGTTGAGCACCTACACCATATTCTAAAGGTCTTATAGGAGTTACACCTGCATTAATATCAAATTGTGTTTGAATTGGAGTATAACCTATAGGTTGAGTACCTGAAAGAGTTCTATCTTCTTGCATTAATCCAGCCATAGTACCATATTTTTCTTCTTCTACATCTTGTAACTCAGTTAAACCATATTGAAAAGCACTAGTACCTATCATACTAGCTCCTGTACCACCACCAACAGCTACAGCTTTTTGTAATGTACTTGGAACTATAGGTGCTACACTAAATCCACCACCAGCAACAGCAGTAGATGAAAGAGTGTTACCTCCAACACTAGCTAATTTTCCGGGAATATTTGTAAGAATATTTCCACCTGTTGTACCTAATATTCTAGTACCAGTTTCAGCAGCTTTTGCTGCTATTTGTTGTAATTCAGTACTTTTTGCAATTTCTGCTGCAGCCTTTGCATAACCTTTAGCACTAGTACCAGCATTAAAAGTATTAATAGTATTAGCTTCTGTTATTGTAAGAGCTTTTCCTGTTGAAGTGGTTGCAGTTTTACCAAACCAACCATTCATAGCTCCACCTGTAAACATTGCTAAGCCTACTAAAGCAGCAACTTTAAACCATTTTTTACTAAAAAGTTTTTTAATACCTCTACCGATACTTCTAATACCTTTAGCTACTTTTTTAAATATTTTTTTTATAAATTTGAAGTCACACCTCCTGTAAGTTTTTTACGATTAACATAGTTTATTTTAATACCTATATTCTGTACCAGCACTACCTATTATTGAGTTTACTAAAGATTTTAAACTATCAACACTATTAGCATATTTTCCGGGGTCAGCTGATAAAGCTGTTGAAATTATTTGTGATGTTCTATTCTCAGCATTTTCTGCTTCTCTAAAAGCAAAGTCTGCTTGGTCTCTAAATTCTTGCCATAAAAAAGCATTAGCAGAAGCAGTTAAATTAAAAGCATTTTGTGCATTCTGCATATTCACTGCATTTTGTGCAGCTGTAGCTGCTGTGTTAGTTTGTCTTCGCCATTGTACATTAGCTGCTTCTACTTGAGCAGCATTGGTAGCATTAAATTGTTCTCTTTGAAAAGATAATTCAACATTATATTTATCTGCTTCTTGTTTTAATTTAGCATTTTCTTTAGCTATATCAGCTGCTATTTGTGTATTTCTAGCATTAGCTGCATTTTGAGCTGCTATATTAAATTGATTTGTTGCATTTTGTTGTGCTATATTAGCTTGTGATATTTGTGCATTTAAATTAGCAACAAATTGATTTATTTGATTTTGACTAGTAGCATTAAATTGTTTAGCAGCATTTTCTACTGATTGATTACTTAACAATCTTTGTTGTTCTGCTTGAGCATTTAATACTATTGTTTGTTGTTCGTTACTTAAATTAGTCATATCCATAGCTAAAAATGATTTTGCATTTTGAATAGATAATTGTGTATTGTAGTTAGCTTCTGCTAAATTAGCTTGTGATAATAAAGCAGCATCTTGAATAATTCCTTGTTGTTTAGCAGAAGTTTCTGTTAAAGCAACTGTTTGTAAAAATTTACTATTAGATAATGCTGTCTGTTGGTCAGCACTAAACTGAGCCATATTTAATTGAAATACATTATTAGCATTTTGTAAAGCTGTTTGTTGAGCAAACTCAGCTTCTTTAATATTAATTTGAGCTTCAATACTTCTTTCTTGATTTATAGAAGTTTGTATAGCTTGAGCATTTGATTGAGCAATAGGTAAAGCTGATTGAATAATTGCATTAAATAAATTATCTCGACCAACACTAGAAGCTTCTAAACCTCGTTGAGCTAACATTTGTTCTACTGCAGCTACTGCCGGACTTGCCCATGTAGGTATTTCACCACTTTCAATTCCTGTTAATAAAGAATTCATTTGAGTACTAACTAAAGCTTCTTTTGGTAATCCTTCTATTAATCCTCTTTCTTCTTCTGAAATATCCATTAAAGCATTTTCAAGTGCTTGTGGGTCATTACCTAAATTATTAATAGTTTGAGAAGATATACCTGCTGTTTCTAATTGAGTTTTAGCTCTACTAACTCTTCTTAAATCTACACCAGCTATTTTAGTTGCATTAGATAATGCTGCTGGACTAAGTGTTCCTGTAATTCTTTCAGTTAAAGCTCCTGTAGGAATTTCTACATCAGCTGCTTGTATAGAAGGAACTTTTTCAATTTGTAAAGTATCAGCTATAGCTTCATCACTAACAATACCTGTAGCAGCTTCTGTTGTAGAAGTAGTTGGAACTAAAGAAACATCATCAATAGTTGCTGGAGTCATAGTAGGTACAGCACTTGTTTGTGCTGAATCAGCCACAGTATTTGCTTGTTCTACTGGAGGAGTAGTAATAGTATTTTGACCCATTCCTGAAACTTGAGGAACTATAGGTGTTTCAACTCCAGTTATATATGGATTTTGTTGAGCTATAGGTGCTATAGGTTCAGGTTTAATTTCACCTCTTGCTATTTGTTCAGCTCTTTGTTTTTCTTTCGATGACATATCTATTCCCATGAATGTTGTTTTTTTAGTTGTTGTTGATGGTGTTGCTGATGTTGTTGGTGTCGCTGCTTTGAGTTGTCTAAGTAATTCATTATTTTGATTTACAACAAATTCACTATACAATTGAGGTAAGTTAGCATCATATTCTTTTGATGCTCTATAATTTCTAGGACTAGGTCTAGGATTATCTTTTTTATAATTATCAAACCACTCATTATAAGTTAATATGCCACCATTAGCAGCTTGAACTCTACCACCTTCACGATAATCTTGTCGTACTGAACTAGTACTTGCTCTATAACCTTTTTTCTTCTTCACAGTTTATTTTACCTTATTTCAAACAGTTTGTCAAGTTTTTCATCAAGTTTCTCTAATCTATCCATTACATTTTTCATATCATCTTTTAGTTCATCTTTGGTTACATATTCTTTAGCTATTTCTTCTCTAGTTTTATTTAATAAAATATCTAGTCTTTTAGCTTCGTTAGCGTTCTGTCTAATACTGTAAAGGATTGGTCCAAGTACTAATGTTATTATTGCGTTCCAAATAATGTATGATGATAGTTCCATATTTATTCTGTTGGTTTGGTTGGAAATGTTACTGTGTTTGGAAAACCAGATTGCTCCGGTAAATCAAGTAAATCAGTTCGGTATTGTGCCCACTCTGTTTGTTTAGCTTCTGTTAGTTCATTCCATCGTAGAGGATTAGAAACTATAGGGTCTACTTCTAATGCTAGTTTACCATCACGTTGAGCTCTAAGACTTGCTGCTAGTTCTGCATCTAGTTCTGCTTGAGTAGGTGCTACATAGGCTGCATAGTCTGAACCAATAAGTTCAAGCAACTTACTATTGTCTATAGTCATATCTGTATCATTAGGATTTAATGTATAAGCTATCCAACCAAAAGTTGGATGGTTAATTTCTACATCAAACATAGTATTCTCTGAGTTTAATGATTGTGCGTTACGCACTTCTGTTATTGTTGCCATAAAATTTTCCTATTATTTATTATGATATTCTTACCCAAAGTGAAGTACATAATGCACCTGCAGCATTAACTGAACCACCTGCATATTCAGCAGTTTGACCCATTAAACGCCAAGTGCCAGATAAAGCTTCATTTGAATAACCAAATTGTCCTGAATAATCTGTATATGCGTTAGCTGTTCTCAAACTACTTCCTGCTAAAGTTGCACCACCATCTCTATCAGCTATACTTCCTAATGAATTAGCAAAACAATAAGTACCTACAGCATCAAAAACAGTATCTCCAACAGTTACTGTGCTGTTAAAGGTTGCTGCTCCAGCGTTAGACATGTCTAGCGTTAGTGCAACAATACTTGAACCACCATCGTTACCAAGAAATAATACATCTTTATCTGAAGTATCTTGTCGGATATTTACATTTCCACCATCTTGTTGAAATCTTAAAAATTCAGTTCCATCATCTTTAAAATAAATATCACCACCATCAGCATCAAGAATAATGTCACTAGCAACATCAATGGTTAAATCACCACTAGATAAATCTATTTCTGTGCCATCGATAGTAATATTATCAATAGTAATACCACCGTCTAAATCGGTTAGTCCTGAAGTTACTTTTGTTAATGCCATATTATTCTCCTCCTTCTAGAGTTTCTATTCTAGTTGTTAGGTTGTCTATTATAACTTGTTGTTCTTGGATTGCTTTTATTAAAATAGGTGTTAGTTTTCCATAATCTAAATCGTAGTCAGATTGTTTCTCATCTTCTGTTGGATTGTGTTGTAATAACCAAGTGCTATTTTTTTCTACGCCTACCTCTGTTAAAGATTCTTCTAACTCTTGTGCAATCAAACCATACATTAAAGGTGTATTGTCATCATTGTGTTTGTAATTGTATTGACTTGGTTTTAACTTTTTAATTAAATTTAAACCTAAATCTAAATTGTTTATATTTTTCTTAAAGTTTTTATCAGAAGGTAAAGAGTTTGTATTGGTAGATATAGAACCTACTTCGCTACCATCATCATAAAATTTTAATATCTTTCCTGCACTACCAGTTCTATTTAATAGCAGCACATCGTCATTGGCATGAGTAATAAATGCTCTACCAGTACCATAAAGTTCCATACCTGATGTAGCAAATGCATTACCAGTTTTACCTATGAATAAAGTACCAGAAGAATCAATTCTCATTCTTTCTGTGTTGTTAGTTATAAATCTTGTGTAGTGATTCGTAGATGTGCCAATTAAACCACCATTACCATCTGTTCCAAAATAATTGTTTATTGTTCCATCAGATACTATTAGATAATCTGCTAAAGTAGCACCTGCATTAAATATTGCCTTACCTGCATCTGACATATCAAGGGTAAGAGCAGTTATTACAGAGTTATTATCAACACCTTGAAATTTTAAATCTTTGTCATTGACAGCACTTGATATAACAAAATCCGAAGATGAGTTTGATAAATGTGCAATTTCAGTTCCAGCATCTTTAAAAGTTACATCGCCACCATCAGCGTCAAGAATAATATCTCCTGCAACATCAATAGTTAAATTGCCACCATCAGAAATAGTAGAGCCATTAATTGTTATATCTCCAACTGTTAGTCCTGAAGAATCTATAACTGCTCGTTCAGTACCACCAGTATCAAACCTAATTTTATCTTCGTCAGAACTTTCTTCTACTTGTACCTTAGTATCACCATCGGCATCTTGGAAAGTAGTTACAGCTACATTTGTAAATGTTATACATTCTACTTTTGTGCCAGTAGGAGGAGCAGCACTAAATGTTAGTGTGCTACCTGAAACTGCATAAGTGTCTTTGTGTTGAACAACACCATCAATAGTTACAAAGGTTTGATTTTCTGATGTTGGAGTTGTACTTAAAGCTAATGTAGTATCTGAACCATCACCAGTCATAGTATCTATAACTGGAGCAGAACCTACAATACCTGCTTCAACTGTAAATACTTCTATAACTCTACTATTAACAGGAGCTGTGGCAAATGTTAAAGTTGTGCCTGATACAGTATAAACATTATCTGCTTGGTATACCCCATCAATAAATACTAATAAATTATCTTCGTTTGATGCACTAATACTTAATGTAAATGCTGTTGTGCTTCCATCGCCTGTAAAAGTATTTTTTGTAAAAGCATTACCAACACTATTTCCACTACCACCACCAGAAGAAGCAAAAGTAATTGTATCGCCACTAGCATCAGTAGTGATTGTCATATTAGAACCAGCTACTAAAGTAAGCGTATCTGCTGCTGCATCGGCAACCACATCGCTTTGACCAGAAACAGATATTGTTTTAAATGCTTCTGATACTGAGCCACCACCAGTAACACTAAAGTCTAATGTGCCATCAGAGTCTTCATAAGTTACAGTAATATTTGATTCAGTGTTACTAGATACCATAGCACCTACAGTGTCTTGAATAACTTCTGTTAAGTCTATGTTTGCTGTACCATCAAAAGATACACCATGTATTGTTCTTGCATTAGCTAAAGCTGTAGCTGTAGCTGCCAAGCCTACAGAAATATTAGCTGTACCATCAAAACTTGTACCACCAATAGTTCTAGCAGTTGCTAAAGCTGTTGCAGTTGCTGCGTTACCAGTAATGTCACCAGAAGTTAATGCAAGTGTACCAGCTGTAGCAGGAAGAGTTATAGTATGATTACCACTAAAGCTTCCGTGAGCTGGTGCTTGTAATCTTGCGTAGTGAGCATTTGAAGACTCACAATAAAAATCTATGTATGATTGTGTACCACCATTTTTAATTGAAATAGCACCTTGAGAAATAACAACTCCATTTGTAGAACCACCACCGATTCCTAATGAAGTTGTAACTTGCGTAGCTGCTGGAAGACCAACAGTAACTGTACCAGAACTTTCTGCAACTTCTACTTCGTTGGAAGTTCCTTGTATAGTTAGTGTGCCTCCTAGAGCAACAGCAGTGCTATTTGAACCATCACTAATAGTTACACTAGAGTTAGCTAATTTAGAGTTAGCAATAGAACCTGCTAACATTGCATTAGTAATAACACCTGAACCAATTACAAAGTCTAAAGTATTATCACTGTCATCATATGTTACTGATATTCCAGTTTCAGTATTAGAGCTAACCATAGCTCCAACAGTATCAGAAATAGTTTCTGCTAATGTAATACCTCCAATAGTAATTGCATCGGCTTCTAGTGTGCCATCTATGTCAGCATCACCTGATATGTCAAGTGTAGCTGCATCAAGCTCACCACTAATTGTAATATTACGACCACCAGTTATGTCTTTGTTTGAATCTGTTATAATAGCTTTACTTGCTATTACTGTACCATTAGTAATTCCATCTATAAGATTAATGTCGGCTGCACTAGCAGTAACACCATCTAAAATATTTAATTCTGTAACTGTTGAAGTAATACCATCAAGAGCATTTATTTCTGCTGCTGTAGCTGTAACACCATCAAGAATATTAAGTTCTGCTGCAGTGCTAGTAACACCATCAAGTATGTTTAGTTCAGCTGCAGTACTAGTAACTGCTGTGCCATTTATAGATAGTGCATCTGTTTCTAAAGTACCGTCAACATCTACATCCCCACTTACATCTAAAGAACCTGCATCAAGTTCTCCTGTTAGTGTAATGTTTCTTGCACCGGTAAAGTCTTTATTACTATCAACTACAATAGCTTTAGAAGCTTCTACAGTTCCTGCTGTAGCTACATCAACATAGTTTAATTCAGTTGTAGTTGCAGTAACCCCATCAAGTAAATTTAATTCTGCAGTAGTGCTAGTAACACCATCTAATATATTAAGTTCTGCTGCAGTTGAAGTTACTGTAGTTCCATTAAGAGCAAGAGTATCTATGTTCAGCAGTACCATCAATAAATATGTTTCGCCATTGTTGTGAAGAACTACCTAAGTCATAACTGTCATCGTCATCTGGAATAATACTTGAATCTATGTCTGCACCAAATACTACATTATCAGTATTGGCATCACCCATAGTAATTGTACCACCATTAAAAGTTGTAGTACCTGTGACTGTTAAATTACCTCCGACATCAACATTACCTGTAGTAGTTATTGAGTCTGTAAAAGTATCTTTAAAACGTAATGACGTTGTTCCTAAATCTATATCACTATCTGTAACAGGAACTAAAGCACCGTCTTGTATTCTTAACTGTTCAACTGCTGCTGAAGATACTTCTACATAAAATCCTACTCTATTATTAGTGCTATCAATTTCTACTTTGTTTAAGAAATCTAAATCACCAATTTTAAATATGTTACCACCTTGTCCGGCAGTACCATCGTGTCTGTGTCCAGTATTAGATGCACTAGATGAAGAGTATGCAAAAGCATTTACTAATTGATTATACTCATTATTAAATAATGCAGCAGTAATAGTATCACCATCACTGAATGTACTTTGTCTTATATATGCTTGTGCCATTTATTATCTCCTACCCGAAGGTATGTAATCTACATAAAAACCATTAATTGTATATGATGGTTTTGTATCTTCACTTATTACTGTAAAATTGTTACTTGTACCACTGCCTTGTAAAGGCACTCTTATCATTGGATTGTTTTGTCCAGCAAATTTATTAGTAGCAAAAACTGCTTCACTAAATATAGATGGTGGATTTATTACACCTAAGTCAATTAAGTCTAAAGGTTGTGGTACATCTGAACTGTTAAAATCAAATTTAATTTGTACATCCGGTTCAACAATACCTTCGGTAGCTGCTGAAACTCTAAGATAGTGTAAAGTTTTTAAAGTTCCTAAATCACCATAATCATAATCTGGTGTTGTATATCTTGCTAAGATTGATGAACCATCAAAATTATTACCAGTGTCATGTTCATAAACAAAACCATTAGTATCACCATGATATATTTTTTCTATACCATTAGTATCAAAACCTGAACCAATAGCTGTAACTTCTAAACCTCTAGTCTCAGACCACTCAAAACCATTTGGTCTTAACGTACCTATAATGCCTTGCTGAGATGCATTAGTAGCTCCAGTATTAGTATAAAATAAACGATACTGAGACTTTTCTCTTAACACAATACTATTTATGGTAAATAAATTTATATTGTTTGCTAAATCTGTTATTGTTGGTTGTATAGATTGACTTATAGTTCCTAACTCTACATCACCAATTCTTGCTGTACCAGCTACTGTTCTTAATCCATCTGGTGCTAAAAATATTAAATCACCACCAATCTCTTGAATACTGTAACCACTTAAACAACCTACGTTTTTGGTTACTGGTATTACTGCAATCGTACTTGCATTATTTATATTCTGTAGTTTAAATATTGAGTTTTCACAAAATATAAATAATTCATTACGGAAACTTTTAATACCTTCTATCTGGTCTTCAATAACAATACTACCTGAACCAGTGCTAGTAAAATCTGTTGGGTCTAAAGTACCACTATAAAAAATAGTATTTAAATTATCTTCTACTCCAGCAGCTATTAAATGTTTGTCATGGACAGTTACATGCTTAACATGTTTAGTTCCGGTAACTGTTATCTCACTACTAAAGTAAGTTCTACTATTTAAGTTAGCACCTGTACCTTCCATTCTAAACTGATAAGGTTCGTTTGCTCCATCAGCTATAATTAACGTACCATAATCTGAAGTTGCTGATTCAAATAAAGCAAAACTTATTTGCCCTTGACCAGTTCGAGCTAAAACACTACGACCTGTAAAGGTACTATAGTTATCACCACTACCAGATACTGAACTTCTATTTATTTGTAAGTAGGTTATACCGTCTTGAGTAAAATAAATATTAGTACCAGCACAAACAACTACACCATCAGCATAAGGAATAACTCCTAAAATATCTGTCGTACCACCAGTCGGTTGAGTTGAATCTGTAGTACCAAACTTCTGATAGCCATTAATTCTTCTGTAACCACCTTCTATAGAGACTTCAAAGTTTCTTAACTCGGTAGCAACTCCGGGAGCTCTTAATAAGTCTATAGCATTTGAAGAGTTTACTAAACCTCCTGCACATGCTACTGTGTATGGTTGACTTCTAGGCATATTATCCTATAGTTTTTTGTACGGATGTTGGGGTAACTAATTCTTCAATAGTACTGTCAAGACTATCTTTCATGTCATTAATAGTATCAGCTGTTAAAGCTGCTTCGACCCAACCCTGCACTGCTGCAGCATCGAGACTAGCAAAAGCTGTAAAGCTTGATAAGTCTGAAGTATCTAAACCCTGAGACCCATATACTGTTGCAGTTAATGAATTACCTTCTGCATCATTATTAGTGTCATCAGTAGCTGTTAGTCGCCAGTGTACATTATAAACTACGTCAGACTTAGAATCTTTAGTAGGATAAGTGTCCACAGTTTTTACATCCCATGCGTATGATATTGCCATGTTATTCTCCTTTGAGTGTGTTAATTTCAGCTTGTAAGGCTTCAATCTGTGTTTGTTGTTCTTGGATTGCTTTTATTAAGTAAGGTATTGAATCTGGCAAGTTACTAGAAAGAAGTTTTATACCTTCTTTTTCATATACCCATTCTGGTTTAATTTCTTCTATTTCTTGAGCTATAAAACCTACTTGGTCACTATTTTTGCCTTCTTCTTTCCAGTCAAAAACTCTTGGTTTTATTTGCTTAATTAAATCTAAACCACCAGTTAAATCTCTTATATTTTCTTTTAAAGAAATATCAGAAGCAGTAGCAAGAGCCATAACACTTTGGTTATAAGTTATATAACCTCTATCAGCTCCACTTGCTTCTGTCATAAATGACATAAAATAAACTGTGCCACTTGTAGCAGTGTGATGAATAGAAACTAACTCTTGACCTGCAGTGCTATTTGCTGATTTTACTGTTAAATTACTTACTCCATCTGGTGATGTTGTACCAATAGCAACTTGACCAGAAGAATTAATTCGCATTCTTTCAGTGCTACCTATTGTAGATGAATTATTAAATGTTAGATGACCACCCGTTATGTTTGCTATATTGTAGTAACCTGAACCATCATCAGGAGTAAGTATCAATCCATAATCAGTTCCGCCACCAAAACCACCAACCATGATGTTACCACCACGAACATCTAATTTATTGCCTGAGAGAACTGAGGTTGTACCAATTGCAACATTTTCTGAACTATCAATAGTAATAGCAGTTGCATTACTACCATCAACAATGCCGGGGGTACTTGAAAGTTCTACTGGTATCTTAGTGGTCATTTATATCTCCTAAAAATATGTTCTGTCATCGGTCATGTATTTAGGTGTAGGATTAATTAATACACTCTTCATTTGTCTCATGCCTTTTTTATAGTCGTCTAAAGCAAATGCTGCTTGTTGTGGACTCTCTTTAAATTGCCAAACGTAATATCTTACTCTGGCTAAAATTATATTTTTATACTGGTCTGGCAAAACCATTTCATCACTAAAAGCTGATAAAGCAGTTGGTCTAGCAAAAGCATAAAAATGTACATTATAAATCTTGTCAGGTATTGGACTTAACCCAAACTTTCTATTATCTGGTGATTTAATAACATGTATTGGTTCACCATAACTTTGTGAATCAGCATCATCATTATTTTCTGTATTGCGATAGTATCTAGTCCAATCAGCTAAAGTTAAAAACTTTAAACCTTTAGATACAAATGGAGCTGTTTCACCACTAACATTAACTGTAGTAATAAAAAAATCATCCCAATCAACTTTAGAAAAATCAGTAATTAAACTAGAACTACCAGCTTTTAAGGTATACCATCTTTGTCCAATCACTGAAGCAACAGTAGTATTACCATAAAAAGGGTCAGTAGCACCACTTAGTCCTGCTGAAAAGAATGGTAATTCAGGTTCTTCATTAGCTATATCAAATAAACTTTTATTAATTGAATCTTTAACAAACTGTTGAAAACCTGTAGCACTTGCAAAGTTTGATGAGGTTAAAGGTATTTCATTTAACTCTCTTAGTATTTCATTTGATAATTCTAAGTATGTTGTTGCCATTATGCTTTATGTTGTTTTTGTATTGCAAAATTTGCAGCTAATGAAGCACCTTTATGTTTAACAAACTTTCCAGAATGCTTCATTAATTTATAACTGCCATTAGATTGTTTCATCCAATGATAACCTTTAGGTGCTTTGACTTTCATTTTTAATTAGGTGTAGCTTTAGGCATTGCACTACCACCAGCACTATACATAGCTCTGCCACCACCTTTCATCATTTTTTTCTTTTTAGCCATACCACCGTACATCATTTTTTTCTTTTTATCTTTGTGATTCATTTATATTCCTCTTTATTATAAAAAAGGAGAGGTCCGAAGACCTCCCCAATTATTGTTAGTCAACTACATAAAATGCAGATACTAAAGCTTCAGGTCTTAAGACGTTAGCTCCGTATACATGCAGTCCACGAACTATGTCACCAAACGAAGTTGGGTCTCTCAACACTTCAGTTGAAAGAATCGTTTGAGCAGTAGCAGTAGAACTGATATGACCAGCCATAACTTTACCACTTGCGTTGGAAGTCGCAGCGATATTGTTAGACTTGTACATGTCAAATCCACGTAGTTTTCCAGTTGATACTAAACCATTTCTGATTGAGCCTTGACCAGCGTTAAAGTCAACAGACAATAACTTAGAACCAGATTGTGATAGCTCTTCGTAAAACGAAGGTGGAGCTACAAACCATCTACCTTCTTCAGGTATAGTTTGGTCATCCATTAATCTAGCCATTCTAGCCATTAAGTCTAGTGCATCAACACCAGTTCCGTCAGAACCAAGTAGGTCAACAGAGTTAGTTGCGTGAGTCATTGTAGAATCAGCAGTAGCACTGTCAGAACCTATGATGTGGTCTGGGGATGATGAAGAAACACCTGCAAACATTTCAGCTATAACAGCTGCATCATACGCATCTTTTAATGAGTAAGCAGCAGATGATGTAGCAACTTCTTTAAAGTTAACGTGAGACATATTAGTTTCAATGTCATCAACGATAAACTTAAAAGCGTTTGCTTGGTCGACAACCAAGTTAAGTTCTTGGTCAGTCAATCTAGTTTCAGTTGTGTCAGTATTTCTAGTATACGCTGATACTGAAATTACTGGCTCCTTGATAATCTTTACAGAGTCTCCAAACGCTGATATTTCTCCAGCGTAGTCAGTGTTTGTAATAGCTTCAACTACCGATGCTTTTCTGAAAAAGTTTAAAACCTTTTTAGAATAAATCGAAGGTAGGAAAAAACTATTAGTTTGTCCACTAACGGAGTTTGCAAAGTTAGCATTAGTATCCGTTGAAGGTTCAAAAAATTGAGCCATGGGATATTCTCCTGTGTTTTATAGTTTATTTAATGATTCTGCCTTGTTGCATAGCTTCACTGATTTCACTTTCGTACTTATCAAATTCAGCCATACTCATTGCAGCAATCTCCTTTTCAGACCATATTTTCTCTTGCGTTGGTTCAACACTTGTTGTTTTAGTTGAAACCATATCCGCAGCAGATTTAGTCTGTTTAGAAGATGACTTTTTCTTTTTCGGAGTATCTAAGCCTATATCCTTTTTAAATAAATCTATAGCTCTACTAGCTAGGTCAGGGTTATCAACATTATTGTATATCCAATCTTGGATAGCTTCAGGTTGTTCTTTAGCCCATGTATGAAAATCATCACTGTTTCTGATATCATCAAAGTCAGGATGGTTTTCCATTAACCTTTTTTCTGATTCTCGTTGACTCATTTGTTGTTCTCTTTCTTGGAGTTGACTAAGACGTTCTTCTAGAACTTTTGCCTTAGATTCACTTTGTAGATGTGCAACAGTTTCTACAACTTCGAATACATCAGGATATTGATTTTTAAATTCTTCAAGTTCTTCTGGAGTTTTAGGAGCTGTATATTCAGGTGTTACCTGTCCTAACAATTCTTGTTCTCTAGACTTAAATTCATTAAGTTTATTATCATAATGTTTTTTTAAATCATCATAGCGTTTTTTGTAATCAGGTTTTTTATAAGGAGTATCATTTTGCTCTACTACCTGTTCCTGTTTAGCCATTTCAATGTCATCACTTTCGTCAACTTCATTTGATGGTTTTTCAAAAAACAAACTTTCTGACGATTCAAAAGGTTTATCTTCACCAGTATGCCAAGCTTTTTTTTGGTTATAAGGATTTGCTTGTTCCTCTTTTAAGACTTCTTCAGTCATTTTCTATCCTCCTAATTGGGGCTTTGTCTACAAGGTAGCTCTATGTCGACTAGAGGGCTTGTTTGTAAAGGTAGCCTTTCGGTTGTTTTAATATAATAAAGTGCCTATTACTAGGGTAGCTTTATTGCTTTTAGCTTCTAACGTAGGGTCTATTAGAAAGCATAGACTTTTTTATTTCATCACTAACTAAATCGTCTTCCTCTTGCATTGTAGCTTGAGAGCCAACTGTTTCTTTAGTAACTCTAATGTCTTGCTTTACAGCCGGTGTTTCCACAGGCATTGGAGTAAGACCAGTCTCTTCTTCTATTTCGCCACCGTTAGCAGCTGTTAGTCTTTCATCTGCTTTAGCTTCAGCTTCTTTCATCATAGACATTAAATTGTCTGCTCCGATTTCTTCTACAGCTTTAGTAGTAAAGACAAATTCACCGTCAGATAACCTTGCAGGTATACTGTCGGAGACTTCCGAACCCGGTCCTTCTACAGGACCAGACCCTGAAAATTCTATTGCAACATCCATAACTTTATCAAATAACATGCTAAGTTGTGGATTGTTTTCTAATTCATTCATAAGCATTGTTTCTTCTTCTTCATCTAATGCTTCATTTATTACAAAATCTAAATACTTATCTTCCATTTCATCATCAGAATCCATTTGTTCTTTAGGTTTCTCTGGAAGAGGTTCTAATTCTTCTTGCATTTTTTCTGATTCAGTTTTATCACTCATCATACTTTGCATTTGTTCTTCTTGTGTAGGTAGTTCTTCACCTGCCATCATACCACCCATTTGTTTTTGTGTTCTTTCTCTAAGAGCTTCAAAGTCATCAGCAGTTAATTCACCATCTTTATTAGCATCTAATTTTTTTTGACTACCTACTAACTTTTTATTTTCTTTCATATTATTCCTCTACTCTTGTTAATGCTTCTTTAACCTGTTGCGGTAGTGTTATTAATCGTGCCAGAGAATGAATCCTCCCCTGCAACCGGAACATTTCCGATTCCGATGTTGCCACCGCCAGTGCCTGTAACTCCAAGGTCTTGAGGTCCTTGAGGTGTTCCTCCAAGGCTTCCCATACCTGTCTGTTGTTGACTATCGGGTTGAGTTTCTTCGCCTGTATTTTGTTGAGCATTTTGCATTCCTATTATTTGTGCCATAATAGCTGCTTCTTCTGGGTCATTTAGAATTTCATCTGGGTCTAAATCTAGGCTATAGGCAAGTTCACTAACTAATTTAGAAACTTTAACAAATGGTGCAATCGCTGGACTTTGAGCAGTTTGTAAAAACATTGTTAGTCTTTGACTTCTAACTTCTTTCTGCATCAAGCTATTTGTACCTGTAGCTTTAACTTCTAAATCACCTACCACATCTAAGTCACCTTCAAAAAACTGCATGTTCCATTGAAAGTAAGACTCTCCTAGTGGCTTTAATAAAAAGTCATCAAGATTTTTAATGACTGTTTTAATATTTAAACTTGATGCACCAAGTAACATTGACATACCAGAAGCAGTTCTTGTCATACTTTGTACACCTGTTTGCCCATGAGAATAACTAGGTATTCCTGTTTGCTCATCAGCAAGTTGTCTAAATCGGTCAAACATCATCATGTTCTCAGGTGCTGTATTAGGAAACTTAAGACCATAAATAGATTGACCCGGCATTCCAGCTTGTCTTCTAAAGATTTTGCCGGGATAGACCTCCATATTTTGCCCACCTACTAAAGCAGATTCATCAACATCAAATACTAATGAACCAGCTAATGCTAAGTTATCAATAGCCATTCTTGCATGACCATTCATAATTTGTTGAGAATCATTCATATTCTCAGCTACTCCAATACCAAAGAAATTATAAGGGTTTCTTTCATAAGGGAATGCGTTATAAGGTATACGATATGGTGTAAAAGGATTTATTACTGCTCGTAATAATTTATCTCCAGATACCCAAGCGTTTATTTGTACCTCATCTAAATCATCTATAGAGTTTGGTAAATCTATACCAACTTCTCTAGCATATTCTGCATCCATAATTCCCCAATATTCAAGCACTTCAAAGTTAGGGGCATAACTTTCATCAACATTATAATCATCTTTTAGTTGACTTTCAAAATCTTTTTCTTCATAGTTTGGACCCATTTGTATACATTCACGAATAGCATCTTTATTAAAGTAAGGCATGTTTTTTAACTGTCTTAATTGACTACGATTCATTTTATGTCTGTGAATTATAAACTCACATTCTTCTATATTAGTAGCTGTAGGGTCTGGATAAAAATCCCAACAACTTACAAATTCTATTCTAGGTACTCTTACTTCAAGTGGATTATATTCTCTAATACCTTCTTCATTATTTTCCCATTTATGTAATTTTTTATTAAAATTAAATGGTCCTTTAATAATTCCAGTACCTAATAAAGCTGCTTCAAGTAAAGCATTTCTTATCTCAGCTGACCCATTAGACTCTTCTATTTGGTCATGAACAAGTTTTTCCATTCTTCTTGCAGCTTTTTCTGCTGGAGAAAGTTCTACTGCTTGAGGCAAAGGACTTAAACCTTCTTTTAATAAACCTAAAGCATTTGCTTGATTTTCAATAGTTTCTTCAAACATTCCAGTGCCATAAGTAGCACCTGCTTTTAAAACTTTACCATCACCTTCATAACCAATATTATAAGGATTTTCTTGTGGTTCGTCTTCTAATCTATTACCAATGTTATCTGGTATACTTGTTTCTAATCCGGGAGTAGGGTTAGTAGCATCAAGATAAGCATTTTCTTTTTCACCTTCTGGTATATGTGTTTCGGAAATTCCTATCGGAAATTTACCTGTACCAAATATAACATCAACTAATTGACCAAAAGCTGCTAAAACTTTTGTTTTAGTTACTTTAACAAATACTCTAGACTTTTCTGATTCTCTAAACTTTACTCCTTTACTGTAAAGTCCTCGATAGTTTTCATAAGATTTTAACCATCTTTTTTCATCAGTATTTCTAACATCTTCTGCTTTTTGAAATCTATCTTTAATTATACCAACTAAATTTATTCTTTGGTCATCTTCTAAGGATAATGTTTTTCCTGCTTCACCTTCAACTTCTTCATATAAATTGTTAGCTGTTAGAAATGTATTGTCGTTTTCTGCCATACTTAATAACCAAATGTGCTATCAGAAGGTTGGTAAACTTCTGACTTTATTTTTAACATCCTATCATAAGGATTATCTAATCTAGGTCTACTCATTAACATATACCTTAATGCATCATATGCGTGGTCAGCAGCGTGAGTATCTACATCTTCAGGATTACTTTTAGATAAAGGTATTCCTTGTAATTCTTTAATTAAATTAACACAGGTACTAGATATTTGTAATCTTGGTCTGCCAGTATCCCTATTAGGTCTTAATGATTCATGTATTTGAATCTTACCAGCAATTCTATTTTTATCAGCTCTTCTTAGTTTATGTCCTTTCTGAACTAAGATTTCACCAATAGTCGGACCAGTATAACCAGTCCTTGACCAAGCTGCAGTATCTAAAACACCACCTATTGATTTAACTTCATTTTCTTCCATAGCTGTTATTGTATCTGCAAGAGCATCCCCTGTAAGACCTTTTTTGTATAATTCTTTATAAATAATGATGGTCTTGTCTTCGGGGTCTATTGTAGCCCATAAACAGCAACTTTCAGAAGCGTATCCATAGTCAATACCTTTAAATCGTTCCCAATAAGTAGGTATATCAAATGGTGGTATAACATGTATGTTTGGGTCAAACTCAGCAAAGGCTGCACCTTCACTTATATCCCAATTCCCTTCCAGTAACTGCTTACGCTGTATTGCTGGTAAGGATTGTAACATCCTTTCATATTCACCATCTTCAGCAAGGTACGGGTTATCCTGTAACAATGCTGGAATAAACTTCCGACTTAAACCATCAGAACCAATAAAACTTTTATTATATCCTGAAGGTTCAACATATCTTTTTTTTACCCATTGAGCACCAACCCCTCCGGGGTTAGCTGTACAACGTAAAAACGTAGGCAGCTCTGGGTCAGTTGTTCTTAATCGTGATGCTAGATAATTCCAACCAAATTCTGTTGGTAAGTGTGTTATCTCATCAAAGCCAATCCAACTGTATGCTTGTCCTTGATAACGATACACATCTGCATCTCGTTCTAAAAATCCAAACTCTATTTTAGCACCAGAAGGAAACTGCCAAAGTTTTTCAACTTCTTTGAACTTAGCTCCCGGAAATGCATTCGGATACAATTCACGAGACTTATCTATAAGTTCTCTTAGTTCAGGCATTGACCTTCTTATTATCAAAGCTCTATGAGCTTTAATGTGACAATACCTTAGTGGGTCTATAAGCATTGCAAAGCTTTTCCCACCACCAGCTGCTCCTCCATAAAGTACATCTTTTTCGGAGGAAGCTAAAAAATCTGTCTGAGGTCCTTCATTAGGCATAAATGCCACAGTAGAACCTGTAGTATCTAAATGTTCTTGAACTGCATCAGGTAATTCTTTCTTATCTGATTCTGTTAGAACATTAGTTGTTAAAGCTTTTTCTTTTTTACTTAACTCAGTTTCTGCTCTTTTTAAATTCCTTCTAAGTTTTTTAACTTTTTGGTTTTTATTTTTTAAAGCTTTCTGAGCTTGTAATGCAGCTTTAACACTACTTAATTCTGTATTCTTTGGTCTACCACCTTTCTTTCGTGGAGTACCATCTTTGTTAAGTATATACTCTCCTGAAGCATTTGTCAAGTACTTTTCAGGATTTATTTCCCAATCTTCCATATACTTTGTCTACATATTTTTTTAATCCGGGTCGAGACATAGATTTTCCTGTCTCAGCTTCTAACCAATCAACTGCAATACCTAAACTAATTTCACCATTAAACACAGCTGCTGCTACTTCTTTTAGTATTATTAATTCTTCTGGTATAGGTTTTAAATAACCTTCAAGCATATCGTCTGATTCATAACCAAAAGGAATAGTAGAAGAAGCTCGTTTTATATATCCGTCAGGTATCATTTCTTTTTCTTTTTACGATGTAAACCATGTTGAGCATGTTGTTTACCTTTAGCAGTAGCTTCTCGTTTCTTTTTATTAGCTGCTGCAAGTTTACTACGACCTTTAGAAGTTGATTTAAGTTTTTTAATCTTAGCAGCTGGAGCATATACTTCACCAGTCTCCGAAGACTTTTTACCACTTGGAGTTCGCCATTTTTGTTTAGTCCACGTTCTAAGACTTCTTTGACTTTTTTTGAGTGCCATGTTTTTTTCTAATTGCTTCTTTACCTTTTTTAGCTATAGAAGCTTGTTGTGTTTTACCAGCTACTTTAGCTCGTTGTTCTAAAACAGTTAGTATCTGTATTTTACGAGCAAAAGGTTTATTAATTTTTTTAACTTTAGCAACTGTTGCTCTAGCATCTGCTGGTGTTTTATATTTAATACTAACAGTATCTTTAGGATTCTCATCAGTATATAAACGTCTACCTGAACCTTTTGGTTTTTTACCTGTACCTTTTTTAGGGTCTTTCTTTTTCATGCTTGTAAAAAATAAATAACTGCTACTGCTAATGTTGGTGGTATAATAGTCATACACGATGGAATAATTACTGCATATAGCATAGGGTTACGCAACATTATTGTATTAACATCTTCTACTTTATCTTGGTCCATTGCCTTTATTATTACCAGAATCGTATTCAGTTAAAGCTTTCCAATAAGTTTTTCTTTTAACATTAACTTTATACCAAAAAATATTCATACCTCTAGGGTTTGAATTTTCACCTATCATAGCAATAATACATAAAGCTAGGGTTGTTAATAAAATAAAATCTGTCATAGTTTAAAATCCTTTTAATGATAACAAAGTTAAATTTATTTATAACCACCACCTTTAGCTTTATATTGTTTAGCTAACATCTGTGCTTTACGAGCTGACCATTGACCGGGTTTACCACCTTTACTACCAGCTTTAATTCTATTAAAAAGATTCTTACGCATAGTAGGTTTAGTATAGTTACCAGCTTTATTTACTGTCGATTTCTTTTTTTTCATTATTTTTTTTATTAAATATTTTATCCCAGTTATCTGAAAATTGTTGAGTAGATACTGCTGATGGTCTAATTCTAGAACCTTTACCAATCCTACCTTTATTTTTTTTATTGGTCATTAAGACCGGTTTTTCATCACTTCCTAAACTTGGCATAATTTGTGAGCAGTTTTAATTCTTGCTCAGGAAGTATGGTTAGTTAGTCCATTTAACACCACGGTAAATACCGTTGGTAGCTTTCTTAGACTTACTAGGTTCTGCATCATGCTTGATACCTCTGTAAATACCCGGTTGAGCTTTCGCTTTTTCAACGTGAGTATTTTCAAGAGTTACCTTGATACCTCTGTAAGTAGCCATATCGTGCCTCCAGTTTTCATAGGTTAATATTAAGTCATATTTAAATGACAGCCTATGCGTTCCTTCGGTAGATGTCGGTCTCTGTTCCTATTGCTAGTACTTAGCTTACCCCTATTACTAGGGAGGTTTTCCTTTCTAACCTACTTCCGTCTCTTTCGAGATGAACGAAAATCTTACCACTTTACTTTATGTGACCAATAACGGGCACTTAATTTACTTGGACTTGAATCTTGAGCATTATGTCTAGCATAGTAACTTTTTTTTCTAGCTTTGTCTTTTTTAGAAGTTGGGTTTTTACCAGCACCTTTAACACCTTGTTGTCCAAATCTAATTGTTTTAATTTTATCACCTACTTTAGCAACTACCACATGCGATTTAGTTTTATGGTTTGGAGTACGTTTAGGTTTATTATAACCAGATACTCCAGCTTTTGCAAGTCTTGAATCTTTTTTCTTAGCCATCTTAATGTAATACTCTATTTGTTATATCTTCATCTATATAAGACATTAATTCATTTTTAAAAAATATTTCTTTAAATTCACCTAGTAATATTAGTCCATTATAATCAGCAACTTCTTTAGCTTGTTTTGAATCTTGAGCAATAATATTAGGACCGGGGAAAACTTCTCCATCTTTAGTCATCTCTGTTAGAAATATTTTCATACTCAGCATCCTCAACTGTTTCTATAGGTTGTTTATCGGGCATTAAAAAAATACCACCACCTACCCTGTGATTCACATCTATTGTATCTTTACGACCAACACCAACTCTATCTAGTAGAGTTTGAGCTGCTGCTAATTTATTATTGGCTTGAACTATAGGTCGTTTAGATTCCATAATCTCAACAAGCTTAAAAGCTGCTTTAGGTGCAGAGTTTGCTAATATCTCATTAGTTATTTCTAAGATTTCATTCTTTAAAGTTTTAACTACATGATGATAATGACTTGTATACCCTGCAAGTTCTGCAGCCTTTTTAGCATCACCTTCAGTTTCAACTAAGTGTTCTAAAAACGATTGTTGCTTTTCAGTAAGTTGTCGTTTACTAGTAGTATTATTTACACTTGGTAGAATTGCCATGCTCTTTATTATAGTAGTATTAATTAGTTTTGTCAAGTAATTAAAAATAATTTTAAAACTTCTTGACAAAAGCTGTTTTAGAAGCTATAATAACTTTAGTGCCCCCCCGGGTGAATAGTAGTATATTAGAGAGTTCTCTCAGTCCAAATACTACCTCCATAAAACTACCTTTTAACTATAAAAAAACTACTAGTCTTTAGAGTCAAAATGTTAACTAGTAGCCGGGGCAATCTGGTTTACATCCAATCTTATTAATTTTGTATGACCATGCTATATATATGGGTGGTGGAGGGCATGGTCACCTGCCTGCCCCTATAGAATATAAACATATCCTTACATTCCATAATAAAAACTAACAAAACTAATGAGGACTAAGAAATCTTCAAAGAACATAAACTAAGTTAAGTAAGCTTTGAGAATTTTGCATAGACTAAAGGAACTCTAATAACTTCAAAAACCATTCAGTCTTCTTCAACATAAGTTTTCCAAGTACAACTAAGCAAAAGTCCAAAGCTACAGAATCTAAAGGGCTTTTAGTCCATTTAAGTTACCATTAGCTTTCTTAGCAAAATGAAACCTTTACATTCCCCTAGAGTTGCTTAGCCCTTAAGATTCTCTACAAATCCTTTATCATCACCATATGCCTATGTTACAAAGAGTCCTCATTATGTTGTAGTTATATTTAAAAGAGTTTCAAAGTAATCTTGAAGAGCTACCAAATTCTAGAATCCTGAAGAGTTGGCATTAATCAATTTAACCTAATAACTTGATAACTTTGAAACACTTTATCTTCTATTAAGCTCTATTAAGTAAGAAAGCAACTTGTTTACTAAGAGTTATTACAAATACAATTCATCAAGTTAACAATACTTTAAAGATTTTGTAAATAAAAATAGT